TTATTTGATTATTAACAACCATGGGTGATAATATATAAGCACATGTAAATGCTATATAAAAACTACTGTAATTAGGTGATTTTTTACTTTGATTATTCAATGCATTCCAGTTTAAAATAGAGCACGCTTCATTAGCAGGGTCCACCTGATCATAAGGTGTTCCCTGCGGGTTTATCATAAATGATAACATTAACCAAACAAAACTGCTTATAAGAACACCACCTAAATAAACAAATCCTTTAGGGTCTTGATTAAATATAGATATCGTTAAAAAAAAAAAACTTAAAAATAAAGGAGATACCGAAATAAAGAATATTATTAATTGAATTGGATGAAATTGTAATCTTCTACTAAAATCTCTAACTGCCTCCATCTATATTTATAATATAGATAATAAATATATTATCTATATTTAGCAGTTATATATTTATTAAACATATTTTAATCTATAAAAATTAGTTCTATTACTTGCTCAATCTTTTTAACTGGATAAAATAATATATCATTAAAAACACTATCAGCATTTTTATATTTCTCTCGTAATTTATCATAATCTTTAATATTTTCTTCAGGAAATATGAATTTTTTAACTCCTGCGTTAATACCACCTAAAATTTTTAAATCTAATCCTCCAATACCAGTAACATTACCTCTAATATCCATTTCACCTGTAATTGCGACAGTATTATCTATCTTTTTATTTATTAATAAACTATATAAAACACAAGTTATAGCGGTTCCTGCGGATGGTCCGTCTTTAGGTACGGCTCCTTCAGGACAATGAATATGAATACCTTGGATTTTTGTCTCATCAAATTGTTTAACAAGTTCTTTTTGTCTAGTAGTTTCTAACATTTGCCAAGCCATTGTTTTAGCTACATTCATACTTTCTTTCATTACATCACCTTGACTACCTGTTAATTTAAAATCCATCATATTACTACTTAATATTAATGATGCTTCTATAGGAATAATACCTCCTTTACCTAATGCGTTAGCCCACAATCCATTAATAGTAGCGATAGACGGAGCATCATGAATTTTAATGATGCGAACGGGATCTTTATCTTTTAAGTATTTTAATTTAATATCTTGACATGAGATATTAATAGGTATTTCGTAAGAATTTTCATTTTTTAAAATTTCTAAATTAACTTCACCAATTATTTCAAATAGTATTTCTTTTAATTTTCTAACACCAGGTTCATAAGTATATTCATCAATTAAATATTCAATGACATCATCTTCTAAGTTTATCATATCTATTAATCCCATTTTTTCAGTTATTTCAGGTAAAATATGATTTTTAGTGATAATAATTTTATCCTGCATATTTAAATGTTCGAATTGTACACGATGTATTCTGTCTAATAAAACTTTATCAATTAAGCTAACATCATTATATGAAAAAATAAATAATGCCTTACTTAAATCTAAATCTATACCTGTAAAAAACTTATCTTGAAAACAATTATTTTGTGTAGGATCAATTAAATGTGTTAATATTCCAATAATTTCTTTACCTGATTCAGTTTTACTTACTTTATCCAATTCATCTATAAAAAATATTGGATTCATACATTTTTTTTCCATCAAAATATCACATATTCTACCCCAATTTGAACCAACGTATGTATAATTATGACCACTAATAGTACTAGAATTAGAATCACCCCCTACAGCTATGAAAGCGAATGGTCTAGGATTACCTTCTATATCTTTTAATATATTAGCTATACCATTTTTAGCCAAAGAAGTTTTACCTACACCAGGTGGTCCCTCAAATCCGAAACTATAGCCTTCATTTTTACCATTTATCCATTGTCCAATTATTCTCTCAACTTGTCTTTTAGCTTTACTATGACCATGTACTGATTTATCTAAAGTATCTTTAATATCATCCATATATTTTCTAATGTTACTATTATTTAGTATTATAGTATTTATACTATCACTTACTTTACAATAATCATTATAAATGTTAGAAATTTTATTGTTATTAATTAATTTTAATAAAATATTTGGATCATTTTTATATTTTGAAAGAAATGCTATAATATTATTTTTCATTTCGTTTGCTTTTTTACCTGAATGACATAGTTTATGATAATCTAATGTGTCATTTTTAATAATATTATTAATTTTACATATATTAATTATTAAATCGCTGCGCCTATTTTCAATTACCGCATCTTGTAATGATATAAAAAACTTATCATACAGTTTAGGTAAAAAATCTTGTTCTATTAATGGTAAATCAATAGAAATATCTAAATTTGTATAACTATCTTTTTTATTAATTGGTATATATTTATAATTTTTACATATATGATTAATTAAATCTCCATAAAGATGTATTGAATTTTTCTGTAATTCTAAAACAAATTCTTTTCTAAATATCCCAAATGGAATTTTAAGTAATCCATCCAAATAGTGTCTAGCCTTTGTACCGGTATCTTCAGATTTCGATTTAACTTCTTTTAATTTAACCATTGCTCTTTCTTTAACATTTTCATTTGCTTTCATCAAACATATTTGCTGTTCCAATGGAATTTTGTTACTATCAAACTCACATAAATCGTTGGTATACTTAACAGTTTGTTTCATAGCATCTCTAAAATATTTTTTAATATTCCAAGGTAAACTATCAAAAAGAAGTGTTTGTTCAACAGTGTCTATATTTCCATTATTATCATTTGATAATAAGTCATATAGTAAATATGATAAATATTGAAACTCTGGAACTATAGATTTTAATAATAACTGTATTATTATTGTTCGTTGTCCGAATAACTCTGCTGTTATAAATTCTTTAACTACTTGAGATATAGATTTCTCTTTAATAAGAGCTAATTGATTTAAAATACCGTTATACCTATTATATAATTCTTCATTGGAGTATACTAAAAGTTCTTTCACGGTTAAAACATCAATATAACGAATAAATGATTCGTCATGAAAAATTGGATCACTTGGTTTATTACTTTTAATAGAATTAATTTTATTAGTTATAAAAGGGTAATTTAAACATTCTAACATTATTTCATCTACAATACCACAAATTATCAATGTTTTTTTTAATTCAGAATGTCTTATAGCTAATTTAATACCATAAACTTTAGTTTGAAATGATTTACTTGTTCTAGCTAAATCAAAACATTCAAAATTATCAGCTGTTTCTACAATCATAAAATCTTCTACAATTCTATTTTTAGCTAAAATAGTTGGTTTTTTCACTTTATCACCTTTCCATACCATTACTTTATAACCAATAGGATGTACATATTTCCTAATCAAATCATATTTATGTTTATTATCATTATCTAAAATAGTATCAATAAAATCTGTTCCAAAACATATTGTAATTAAATCATCCATATTTTCTGTTCCAAAAGATTTTAGTAAAACAGATAAATCATTATTAATTTCTTGTAGTTTTGATATTGTATCTAATTTATCTATATTCTTATCATTTTCAACATATTGTTCAATAATAGATAATTGAGAAAACAATGTTTCCAATGATTTTACACAGATATTAATATCATTTGTTCCAAGTATATCTAAACATTTATATTTATTTACAGCTAAAATAGTTTTTTTTATAATTTCTTGAAACGAATTTACCTTTGTTCGGATAAATTTAACTATATCTTTATCAGGTACATTTAATAAAATACCATTAGACTTGTTTAAATTTATCTTTTCATTGTGTTTCATTGTATATATAGTGATTTTTTTAAATTTTTCAGTTTTTATCTTGTGATTTTCTAAAATTTCTAAATAATATAAGCTAAATTATATCTATTATACTGATTTATACATATATATATCCTTAATTATATATATTCAATAGATTAAAGAGATATATAGATATATATACAATGGGTATTCCCTCTTATTTTTCACATATAGTAAAAAAACATCCTAATACTATACAAAAATTTAAAAATGATAATTATATAATAAATAATCTATTACTTGATTGTAATTCTATTATTTATGATTGTGTAAAAGTAATTCAAGATAAAGAATTAAACAATACATTATTTGAAAAACATTTAATAAAAGAAGTGTGTAACAAAATTACTTCGTATATAGTTTTAATAAAACCAACACATTATGTATTTATATCATTTGATGGTGTAGCACCAGTAGCAAAATTAGAACAACAAAGAAATAGACGCTATAAATCCCAATTTATAACAAACATTGATAACGAGATAGGAAATAAAAATATAAAAAAATGGGATACAACTAATATTACTCCAGGTACGAATTTTATGTTAAATTTGAGTAAAGCTATTCATAGATATTTTAAAAATCCTAAAAAATTTAAACTACAACAAATAAATATATCAACTAGTTTAGATTTTGGCGAAGGAGAACATAAGTTATATGATGATATTAGAAATAATAAAAAATATATTGAACAAAATACAGTAATTTATGGATTAGATGCTGATTTAATAATGTTATCATTAAATCATATTAAATATTGTAATAAAATCTATTTATTCAGAGAAACACCTGAATTTATAAAAAATATCGACTCGTCTCTTGATCCAAACGAACTATATGTATTAGATATAAATAATCTTAGTTCAAATTTAATTAACGAACTTAATAATAATGAAATAATAACAACAGATGTACAAAAAAATAGACTTTATGACTATATCTTTATTTGTTTTATGTTAGGAAATGATTTTATACCACATATACCATGTATAAATATACGAACTCAAGGTATTACACACTTGTTGGATGCTTATAAATTATCCATAACAAAAAACAATGAAAATATTACGGACGGTTTAAAAATTAACTGGAGTAACTTTAGAAAATTTATAAAATTTTTGGCAACAAATGAATTAAATTATTATGATATGGAATATAAATTAAGAGAGAAACAGAGCAAGCGTGAAATACATTGTAAAACAAATAAAGATAAATATGATAAATTCATGAATATACCATTAAAAAAGAGGGATGAAGAAATTTATATAAATCCAGGTGAAGAATACTGGCAAGTTAGATATTACAAGATATTATTTAATGTCGAATACATAGAAAAAAATATTAAGCAAATATGTATAAATTATCTAGAAGCCCTTGAATGGAATTTTAAATATTATACTATTGGTTGTAGTGATTGGAGATGGAAATATAATTATAACTACCCACCATTAATGGAAGATTTAGTAAAATACATACCATATTTTGATACAGAATTTATTAATAAAAATAATAATAAACCAGTAGATGATTATATACAATTAGCATATGTTCTACCAAAATCATCCCTAGATTTATTACCTAATAATAAATATAAATTACTAGAAAATCATATTTCTGATTTTTATTCAGATAATTGTAAATTTCAATGGAGTTATTGTAAATATTTTTGGGAATCACATGTTATTATGCCACATATAGATTTGAAAGATTTAGAGAGTATTTTAACTTAAATAATTATATTTTTAATTATTATAAATGTCAGCATTAGAAAATACAGAAAGTAAAGAAATTTATACAGAAAGTAAAGAAATTTATACAGAAATTCCGGATAGAGATACATTTTTATTATATCTTAAACAAAATCCAGGTATAATGGTATTTAAATTTGGTGCCAAATGGTGTCGTCCTTGTAAGTTTATTGAAAATGATTTAGAAATATTATTTACTAAAACACCTAAAAATGTATTATGTTTTGATATTGATGTAGATGAATGTTTTGATGTTTATTCATTTTTAAAATCAAAAAAACAAGTTAATGGAATTCCAGCTGTTTTATGTTATATTAAAGGTAATACAACATTCGCACCTAATTTTTCACATACTGGGTCAGATTTAAAAACGCTGACATTATTTTTTAATAAAGTAAATGAACTAGCAAATAATATCTAAATTAAAATACTTAAATTAAAATACTTAAATTAAAATACTTAAATTAAAATACTTAAATTAAAATACTTAAATTATATATTTAAACCATGAATACAAACAAATTCAAAGAATTAACAAATGAATGGTTTAATAAAACTAATATTAAATATAATTTCATAATTACAAAATCTTGTGGTTATGAATTTATTGTTCCTGTTTATAAAAAACAAACTTTGAGAGAACTATACTATACTCTTGCTCTTGTAACTGACTCATTTAGTATTTATAATAAATTATATATATCGAAACAAGATATGGATAATGAAAATAACACTATTCAACCAGACAATACTTTGCTATATGTTTGGGTTAATAATAATAGAAATAATTTAGAATGTTTAACTAATGTTCCAGATCCCATAGCATATAGATTATGGTTTAATGATAAAAAATAATTTATTATTTAGTATCAATATGGATAGTATTGATTTAGATATTGATAACTATGAATTAAATGATATTTTAAACTTATTTAAAATACCAAGTAATTTTACAGAATTAGATTTAAAAAATTGTAAACGTCAAGTTCTTATGACACATCCTGATAAGTCAAAATTATCTAAAGAATATTTCTTATTTTTTTCAAAAGCATATAAAATATTATATGAAATATATATATTTAAAGAAAACAGCAATAAAGAGAGCATTGAAGATTATAATAATATTATAGAAAAAGAAGAATCTCCTAGTAAATCAAGAAAAGATTCTATTAAAACATTTATTTCAAGTGAAGGTTTTAACAAAGAATTTAATAAATTATTTGAAAAAAATAATGTAAAAAGCGAACACGATAATAATGGTTATAATGATTTTTTAAAATCAAATATAAATGATTCAATCGTAACTGAATTATATGAAAATAATATACCACAATCACAACAAATAGAAAAATTAGAAATGCTTAGAGAGAAAAATAGAGCTTTAACTGTTAAAAATGAAATTGAATCTACTTCATCATATTCTTTGTATACTGATATAGCAAGTTCTGCCCCAGAACAATATTCTTCAGAAATATTTAGTAATTTGCCATATCAAGATTTAAAAAAAGCACATACTGAAACTATTATTCCAGTTACAAAAGAAGATGCTAGGAAAGAACAATATTCTAGTATTAATGACATTCAACAACATAGACATAAATCAATTGGAGCTCCTCTTTCTTTACAACAAGCTAACAAATTTTTAGCAGAAAAAGCTAATATAGAATCATCACAAGATACTAATAGAGCATATAGATTGGCAAAACAAAGTGAAATAGCTAATAATATTCAGAAAAAATTTAATTCACACTTTGATAGAATTACAAATTAATAAAATAATATTTAAATATATAAATGCGAATATTTGATTATATATGTTTACTTATTATATTAATTGGAGTTGGAATTATTTACAAAAGATATATAAATAAATATGATAAAGACATTGAAACTCATCAGTATGAAGTTATTAGAAAATATCTATTAAATTCTTCTTCTATAACTAGTCAAAATAAACCTATTATATGGATACATGTTCCTTATGAATATAACGCCAGAAAATGGCAATCATTTTATTCGCGAACTTCTATGGATTTAAATTTACCATATCAAGAATTAACTATTAGAAGTATTATAGATCATAACGAAAATTTTCACATATGTCTTATAGACGATTCATCATTTGTTAACTTATTACCAGGTTGGACAATTGATATAACAAAAATGGGTGATCCTATAAAAAGTAAAGCTAGAAAACTTTGTTTATTTAAATTAATATATAATTATGGTGGAATTGTTGTACCAAGTTCATTTTTATGTTTACAAAATTTATCAGTATTTTATGATGTTGCTACTATGAATAATAAACCATTTGTTATTGAAAATCATAATACTTCCTATACAGGAAATAATAACCTACATTTTATGCCAGATTGTTCATTTATTGGCTCTCCAAAAAATAATGAGACAATTAAACAGTTATGTGAATTCGCACAAAATTCTATTTCAACTGATTACACACAAGAATCTATATTCTTAGGTGAATTTAATAAATGGTGTTTATTATCAATTAATAATAATAAAATGAATCTTATAAATGGTAGTCAAGTTGGTACTAAAACTGAAAATGGTAAACCTATATTAATAGAAGAGTTAATTAATGCTGATTACTTAAATCTTCCTAATGATAAAAAACTTATTGGAGTGTATATACCTGCCGATAAATTATTAGCCAGAAATAGTTTGAATTGGTTTTGTTATTTAAAATCGAGTGAAATACTTAAGGCTAATACTGCTATAAGTAAATATTTTATAATAGCTAAAGTAAATTAATTATTTGCTGCGTAATAAATAAAATAACCTATATTATAAGAAGATCTCTCGTAATTAATATTTGAAGAAAAAGGTATATTATTATTTTTACATATTTGTCTTATAATAGTAATAAATCTATTGTAATTAAGTTTTCTTGTTATATATTTTTTTTTAGATGAATAATAATAATCATCCAATGTAGATATAAAATCATCTAATAACTTTTTAAATTCTGCTTTTTTAAAAGAAAAAACATTAATAAAATAATATTTATCATTTTTTTCAATGCATATTTGTGATAATAAATCAAATAAAATATTATTAGGAACTTGTTTTCTAAAAATTTGACTTATCATTTCTATATAATTAAGAAAATAAAATAATTAAATTATTTGTAAATAATGTTAATTCAATCTCATCTTCATGAATATTATGAAATATTGAAATATATTTCATTATTAGTTTTGTTATTTCATATTTTTGCTTTTCAGATAAATTTTCAATATATTTTATATATTGAAAATAATTATCTAATATATCCATTACAGAAAATCCAGTATCAGAAAGATTATTAATAATCTTTAATGCTCCTGATAAATTAGCTTCTTTACACAATGTAGTGAATTTATTAAAATCATCAAAACTTATTGATGTACATACATCACAACATAATGGTTTTGTGATGTGTGTATCTAATAGTTTTAATTTTTCTAAATAATTAATCATCATACGAGCAGAATTTTCGCTTATAGCTAATATAAAATCACACGCATCGGTATCTATCGATATATTTTCTTTTTTTACAATATTATATAAAATTTTCGACATGTTTTCATATGTTAATGGTTTAAGTGTTATACAAATTATTCGAGATTGTATTGATTCTATTACTTTTTGAGTGTTTCTACAAGAACATAAAAAATTTACAGAATCACCATATTTATCAATACAATTTCTAAATACTTGCTGGCTTTGTTCATTTATTAAGTCAATATCATCTAATATAATAGTTTTTTTTACATGCGATTTTGTTTGACAAAATGTCTTTACATCATTTCTATAATATTGAATTCCCTGTTCTTTTAAATTATTAATATATAAAACATTATCATTGTTTATGAGAGAAGGGTCTTTATAATATTTATGTAATAATATTTTTATTAATGCTGTTTTACCAGAACCACTATTTCCTATTAAAAGCATATTCATATTATCCATATAAAGTAATAAATTCAGTATATTGTTTAAATCTTCAGTAAACATAAAATCTTCTAAATTTTTAGGTATATATTTAAATATAAAAGGTATATTATCCATAACTTATTTAATTCGTAATTATGTATTTAAGTAAATGTTTATATTTACTATATTATGGTTAATCAATATTATAAAATATTGGGATTAGAACCTAACGCATCTCAAGAAGATATTAAAAAAGCATATAGAAAATTATCTATGAAATATCACCCTGACAAAAATAAAAATGAGAACGCAACAGAAATTTTTCAAAAAGTCTCTGACGCATATAACATTTTAGCAAATAATGATTCACGTTCTAAATATGATCTTGAGAGAAAATTTGATAGTAATATAGAGGATTTTATATCTTCTTTATTTGGATGTGGTGTAGGCGAAGACGCTAATTTTATGAAACATATGGCTAATGGTGCTAATATAAAAATATTTACAAATACAAATGACATGGACGATTGTGCAGAGGCATTTATGGAATCACCAGCATTTATGGCATCACCAGCATTTATGGCATCGTCTACATTTATGCAACCTCAAGGATTTATGCGATCTACTACTAATATATTAAACAAACCACCACCTATTATAAAAACACTTAATATTACTATTAATCAGTCGTATAATGGATGTAATATACCACTTGAAATTACTAGATGGGTAAAAAATGGTGATATAAAAAGAAATGAACAAGAAACATTATATATTAAAGTCATAAAAGGAATTGATAACAACGAAATTATTATAATTAAAGATAAAGGTAATATTAATAATGAATTAAAAAGTGATGTAAAAGTATTTATAAAAATTACAAATGATTCTTGTTTAGAAAGAGATGGATTAGATTTAATATTTAAACAAAATATATCTCTTAAAGAAGCACTATGTGGAGTATGCTTTGACCTACCACATTTAAATGGTAAAATCTACAAAATAAACAATGACTTAGGAAGTATAATTAAACCAGGCTATAAAAAATATATTCCTAATATGGGATTTATTAGAGATGATTCATGTGGATCACTAATAATAGAATTCAATGTAACTTTTCCAGAAAAAATTAGTGTTGAAGATATTAATAAATTAAAAGCTATATTATAGTGTTATAATGTTGTAATGTTGTAATGTTGTAATGTTGTAATGTTGTAATGTTATAATGTTGTAATGTTGTTTACATATCATAAATAGGAAGAATTCTATATAATTCTGTAGTATTTATAGCATTATTGCCGAAATATAGTTTGATAAATTTTTTTGTTTTATTATTTTCAAAAGATTGGATTAATTTTTTGTATTTTTTTATCAAATTATTCTTTGATAATTCGCTTGAATATTTAATACAAATTAAATGATTTTCTATTAAATAATTTATATTTTCATTTTCATTAATTATACAATAATTAAAATTATAAGTACCTACACCATATCCTCTATTAATAACTAATAAAGGACTATTATCACCTTCTTTGTTTAATATATAGTGTTTCTTTTTATCATTTTTAAAATCTTTTTTAATTAATATATTATTTTTTATATCTGAACTATATATTAGTCTTGTTTTAGTATCATCATCAGTCAAATCACGTTTACATTGATTCCAAACAATGTTTCCTACATTAACACTAAAACCTAATTCACACATTATTTTAGAATTATTATATAAAGTATTTAAAACTTTAATACTATCTTGTGTTCCAAATATGGTATATTCTGAAATTATTATGGTATACAACATATTATTTGTTGGTTTTTCATTTTGTAATATAATTATGATTGTATCTTGTTGTGTTTCAATATACTTATCATGACAATCTATAATATTTAAAATATTATATTTTTTAAATATATGTTTCCTTGTTTTATCATAATATAAACAATTTAAAAAGTTTTTAGGTAATACAAAACTTAAAATACCTTTATCATTTAATAATTCTAGTGATTTAATAATAAATAATATAAATATATTAGGTCTACCTTCAAAATAATCATTATATTTTTTTTCTTTTACTTCTTTTTTTTTCATTACAAAATAAGGAGGGTTACCTATAATTAAATCAAATTTAGTATTAAATTCATGAATCAAATAATCATCGTGAAGTAGATTAATATTATCTGAATTATAGTGTTTTATTCTTTCAAATATAGTATTGTTATATTCTAAACCTGTAATATTAATATCAGAAAATCTATTATTTAGTGTTAATATATATTCACAGGATCCACAAGATGGTTCTAAAACTGTGCTAATATTTTTCATAAATGGTTCTAAAAAATCTATATTTTTATGAATTGTACATGGTGGTGTGAAATAAATTCCTTGTTCTTTCTTAACTTTTATATCTATTTTTTTTGTTAAATTTTTTGATAATTCTGAATATTCAAATTCAATAGATGATTGATTCATTTTAATAATTATATTTTTTATTTTGAACATTCAATTTTATTTTTAATAAAAATTACATACTACTTCATTTAACTATATTATCTATCATATTTTCTATATCTTTTAATGTATCAGATATATTTTTATCTGTATTATTATATTTTAAATTATATAAATATTCATAACATGGAATACGTTCATGATATAATGATATGAATGGATCTTTTTTCTTTATATCAATTACAACGCCTCTATTCTCAAAATTATTTGTTCTACTCAAAATATTCATCAAAGAACATTCTAAATAAATTATTAAGTAATCTTTATTATTTTTTAAATAGTTCATTACTTTTGGATAATATATTATACTACCTGGTGGTGAAATCACACTATTTTTTGTATTTTTTAAAATAGATAAAATAATTTCACCTTCTCTCTCTTTAAATTTTTCATTTCCATATAAATCTATATATTCTTGTAATTGCATACCTAAATCGTTTTTTATAATATCATCTATTTCTACTAAAGATTTTTTAAGTTTATGAGATAATAAATAAGATAATGTTGATTTACCAGCACCAGGCATACCAATAAATAATATATTCATATAAATAAATTGTAGTTATATTTATATGATTTATAAATATTATTAGATTCTTCTCATCTATCTTTACAGCTTTACATAACAAGGTTTTACACAACATGATCTTATTGAAAATATTCCATCACCATTAATATCTCCCATATTAATACGTTTTCTGTCAACGTTTCTTATCTCAGATTCATGTTCATGAATAATTTTAATTTGAATACAAGGATTATATAATTTATAATTTACCTTATTTAGTTCATATAATACAACATTCTCAGAACCCCATAAATTTTGTTTATGTTTAATATGTTTTATTATTAAGTTATCTATAGGTGAAATAAATATAAACGCATCATGACTCCCTTGATAATTTTTAATTAATGGACAAGAGAAATCGTTTTCATGTCTAGTAAGGGAAAATATTGTTTTTTGTTTATTTTCTTTTAATTTATTAAAAATATTAATATTATCAATAGAATATAACCAAATATCTGAATTTATTATCATACATATTTTATGTTTTAGAGTATTACAATAAACAAACATATCTGAATATAATGGTTGTTTGCCAATTTTACATATTTTTATTTTATTAAAAAATAATCTATTATATTTATTTATTAAATAATCAACGCATTTTTTAGAATCAACAAATAAATGAATATTATTAATATATTTATTTTGTAAATTTTTATCTAATGCCTTTACTATTTCATTCATTCTATTATTATTTTTTGTTATATAAAAAGATGTTACAATTTCTATTTTAAAATTTTTATTCATACTATATATCATACTATATACTTATTAATTATATAATTTTATTTATTATATAATTTTATTAATTATATAATTTTATTAATTATATAATTTTATTTATTTTACAGGTGAGTGTAATATTTTTGAATCATAATCATTAACTACATTTATAACCATGTATAACACCAATTAATGGTATGTATTTTGTTCCTTGATAACTATTACAATTTTCTAATTTACATTTACCTTTTATAGCATTAAACTTAGATGCTGTATTTACACTTACATATCCTTCAACACATATCAAATTATTTTTGTAAGTAATAAGTTTATGATATAATATTGTTTGTTTTCTAAAAAAAAACAAAAAAAATAAACACATATATGAAGTTAGCATAATATATAATAATATATTATTAATCTTCTCCTATATTTTTAAACCAAGTATCCCATGCCAATTTAAATCTTAGATTATCTTGATATAAATAATCAAAATTAATAGTTGTCATATTAGCGTGGTTATTTTGATCAACTAAAGAATTTTTTAAATGTATACTTTGTATTTGTTCTTCATCCCAAAATGGAGATTGTATTATATTCATAACTTTTAATTCTTTTTCTTTTATATCTAATTTAGAAATTACAATAAATAATACTTCGTTTCTTCCAAATAAACTATATGGACTATAAGCAAAAATTAACATTGAATCGTTATAACTATTCACCATATTAACCCAATTATTTGTCAATGATTTCTGAGCATTATCTATTACTATAGATAATTTATTGATATTAGTAACTATATGTAAATCATCATATTCTAATCCTTTATCTAAATCATAATTTTTTTTATTATTTGTAGCTAAATCTAATACAATATTATTTATCCAGTTTTTTGTAATTATACTAGCTTGGGCCTGTGATATTAATTTCAAATCTTCACGAGGTACTTTAGTATTGGGAATAAATGTTCTAGGAGTTCCATTGGGTAATCTTTTTGGTATTAAACTAAAAGAATCTACAATCATTATTATCATTATCACTATCTTCATCATCTTATTTATATTATATAAGTAAATTTTTAAATATATAATATAAATGATATTACCTCATTGCATATAACATAGTCCAATCCTTAGCAGTTTTATTATATTTCTCTCTATCTTTTTTAAATATATCAGCAATTTCTGGTACTAATGGATCATCTGGATTTGGGTCATCTAAAAGTGAACATATACAAAGTAAAACTTTTGATATTGTTAAAGCTGGACTCCATTGTTCTTTTAAAATATCAATACATATTGCTCCTGATGGCGCAATATTTGGATGATACAATTTAGTTAAAAAACTTATACTTGGTGGTTTAAAAGGATAGTCTTTTGGAAAATTAATTTTTAACCAAAAAAGGCCTCCTTCATATGGTGACGAAGTTGGTCCTAAAATACTAGCTTGCCATTCGTACATATCATCTCCTTCAGGTCCAGCAGAACAATTAGCGGGTGGATCTTTTTGAATCTCTACTAACTCTTTTTTAATTCGCTGAAGTGTAGACATAGTAATATATATATATTATATTCTTTATAACATATTTATAAATTATTATTTTCGATATGTATTTCTATGTGTTTTATTGTTTAAACATAAATGACAAAACACTTTATTATTGTGTTTTCCGCTCCAATATATTTTAACATACTCTTTATTTGTATCATCATTTTTACAATTATCACATTTTTTACATACCGATTTACCTTTTGTTGTAATATTATAAAATATTTCATTTTTATTCATATAACACGTCTTACATAAATAATTTCCAAAGTATTTTTTATCATTATATAAAAAAAATAGTGGATTATCACCACCACTTAATTCTAAACAGTTATTACATTGAACATTACTATTTCCCATTAATTATAATATATATAATTAATTATAGAAAATATTCTATTGAATACGCCTTGTCGCTATTTTAGCATCAACAACATAGAGTGAATTTTCAGTCATTATTAGATACTCTCCATCAACTTTATATATTTTAGCTATAGGACTTGTGTATTCATCTTCATTTTTAACTAATAACTTTTCTTCATTTTCTTTAACACCAATAAAACAAGAATTTCCTATTGAATCCGACCAATAATCATACATTATTGGCTTATCTTGAACAATAGCAATTTTAGTAGCGTGTTTTAGACATAAATCAGACGGTAATCTACTAGGCTGAGATTCTTCCGAAATTTCCACTGACATTATAACAATTTTTAATTATTACTCTTTAAGTTCTTATAAGTTGAAAAACTTAAATAATATTATAATAAATATATAATAATGAATAAAACATTGAGTAATTCTGAAAATTATAATAAATTTTTAACATCATCTGTAAGTGAAATTTTTTCTAAATATTCATCTCTTTCTATAGAATACTCTAAATATTTTATAGAACATACTTTTATATTAAAATCACAATACTTTAAATATATTTATCTTAAAGGATTAGAAACTATTTCTAATATTTTTAAATTGTTACTTTTATACACCAAAAATTTAGAATTAACATTCTATCATAGTCAAAAATCATATTATTATTATATCGAATTTATAGGTCAAATTGGAGATTCTAATCATCAATTTCTACAATTAAATTCTAAAGATGCCTTACTTTTTGTATATAAAAAAACTGTTTTTGAAATAGATACTGAACATCGAAAAATATTTTCTACACCCAAAGAAACTGAATATGATAAATTTGAAATTTTAACTGAAATAATTAGACATTACAACATACTCATTTTTTATTCGGTAGATAATAATACTATTGAAGAAAAAAAAGAGAGAGATAAATTTATAATTGATAATTGTAACACTATTACCGCAGCATGTAATAAAATGGCATTTAATAAATGTAATTTACTCAAAAATATTCAATTTATAAATACATTTATTGAATTTATTACTACGAGAGACGCATCATATACTAAATTGATTGATGTTGTAGAAATACTACATAAAAAATTTGTTAAAAATGACATTGATACTGAAAATTTAAATATTAAGATATTTAATAATCAAATTGATTACTTATTTGAATCATTAACACCATTACAATTTTGTAATTGGTTAATAACTAATGTATAAATATTGTTTTACGTCTTATTTTTTTTTTTATAACTTTTTTATTTTTAATTTCTTTACTGTTATTAATTTGATTAATTTCATTATATTCATCGTGTAATATTTTTTTCAAAAATTCATAAATATTCATTAATACATCTTCTTCACATTTACCCACTATCAAAACACTTCCTGTTCTAAATATCATAAACGATATTTCTTTAAGAATACCCACCTGTAATAATCTCTTCTTATCTTCAGTTGGAGGTTGTATTCCATCCTGCTCTATTTTCTCTGTATTATAATAAAATTTACTCATAATTCCAGGATAAGAACAAGGATCATATGTAGTATTTAAATTATATTTTGATTTCAATATATTTACTAGTTTTTCTCGATCTATAAAATAATTTGAAGTAAAATTAGAATTAATTAATACTGTTTCATTTACGTTTTCTAGATAATTAATATCTATCTCACAATATTTAGTTAATATATTAATCAACGTATCTAATAACAATTTCAGAAAATCATCTGATTGTATACCTGGTAATTCTAATTTCCCAGTATTAAACACTTTTACGTGAGACTCTTTAAACTCACCATTATATTTTAATCTAATTATTAAAACAAAACAATTATAAAACGCACTCTTTTTTTTATTTCTATAACATAAAATATCTTTTTTACATACACCTACTGTTATTTTTCTAATATCTTTATATTTAACCTTACCATCAGGATTGTCTATTTTTGATATACTATATTGCTCCACAATATCCTCTTTTTTCAAAATATTATCTATTTCTATAGATTCTTCATTCGAAGTAAAATTATATTTTATCTGTTTTTTTATAACACCATTGTCTGGTTTATAATAAGGTATTATGGGTATTTTCCAAAAACATTGCTTTAGATCTATACTTTTATTTAAATATGCGATTTTCGTTTTTGTAGATATATATATTTGAGAACATTTAGGAATCTCTTGTTCATCTAAATAATTTTTATCATTAATATCTTCATTTATTCCTTCATTTGTATCGTCACTATATTCATTGTTTATAAAAGCGCTCCACGCATCATCGCAATTCATTAGTGATGTCGTATTTAATGAATCATTCATTATAGTAGTTTTGAATAATTTCTTTAAATACATCTAATTTCAATTATTTTCTAAATAATTAATAAATGGAAAAGGTCGATATTGATATATCTAAACAATACATTACTCAACCTATTAATATTCCACTATCAAATGAAATTGAATATAATTTAAAACAAAATTATTTTGATCCAAGCAAATTATCCCCACCTGATAATTTTATTGAAAAATTAGAAATTCGTATGCAACATTATTATAATTCATTAAGTAAAGATACTACACGAGATACAAAATACTTAACAAAATAATCTTCTCCCAAATCTTGATTGTGTAATAAATTTTCAATAAAATTTAAAAATTCTTTAGTTATTGTCTCTATATTTTTATCTATTATATAAATTATATATTCTTTTAAAAGATCTTTTTTCTCTTTTTCGTAATATAATGATAAATTATTTATTATTTCTATATTTTCACTAAATGTCTTATTTTTTAAACTGGTAGTCATATGATTCCATGTATTATTATCTATGATTTTATAATCTGATAATATATTTTGATTTGATTGAATATAATTTATCATACTACGTATATCAGATTGATATATATTTTGTATATTGTTAATTACACTATTATCTATATTTAAATTTTCATTTATTACTACTTTATGTAAAAATTTTAAAATTTCATTTTCTGGTAATTTATTAAATCTCAATCTAACAAATTCATTTTGTAAAGATTCATCTATTCTACTTATATAATTACATATTAAACAATATCTAATATTACTATTTGAATTATGTAATAAGTATTTTAAAGCTAATTGAGCATTTTTTGTCATATAATCTACTTCGTCTAATACTATAAATTTCATTCCTTTATTAAATAAACCTTTACTATTTACAAAGCTTGCTATTTGATTTCTAATAATATCAATACCACGTTCATCTGAAGCATTTAAATGTATCATTAATTCTTTAAATCTCTCTCCTATTTTATCTTGATAGCTATTTATCAAATTTATTATTGTAGTTGTTTTTCCTGTTCCTGGGGGTCCATATAATAATAAATTTGGAAAATGTTTTTTTTCTATTATATTTTTTAATATAATACGATTATTCTTATCTAGTACTACTTCATCCAAATGGTTCGGTCTATATTTTTCTACCCATGGTATTGAATTGTTTTCATTCATTTATTTATTATAAATAAATTATTTTTAATTTGAAATTATTATATTATAAAGTAATTTAAATTGTTCTTTATATTACTTTATAATGTCTTCAGATAAATCTGAACCAAAAAAACGCGGTAAAAAACCAAAAAATCCTGTTAAAGTAACTACACCTAAAAAAAGAGGTCGCAAACCTAAAGGTGGTAAAATTATTGAAAATGCCAAAATTTTAAATAATACAGAAGTAATCGAGCCTAATATTATATTACAATTAAAATGTAATATAAAAGACATTGATGATGTTTATCCATATACACTAGAATCGTTTGCCTTTAATAATAATAATCTTAAATATCAAGATATACAAAAAAATACTGATATACAAAATAGTAATCATATACAAAATAGTAATCATATACAAAATAGTAATCATATACAAAATAGTAATCATATACAAAATAGTAATCATATACAAAATAGTACTGATATACCTGGTATACAAAATAGTACTGATATACAAAATAGTACTGATATACAAAATAATAATGATATACAAAAAAGTATATGTATACAAAATAAAGATAATTACGTTAATCATTCTAGTAATGTTAATCAAAAATGTATATATAATAAATTAAAAGAATTACAATATAATTTACATACTAATAATATATCAGATAAAAAATCTGCCTGTTTCTGGTGTACATTTGAATTTGATAATCCACCTATTTACATACCAAATAATGAAATTAATGGTAATTATAATGTTTATGGATGTTTTTGTAGCCCAGAATGTGCTACCGCACATCTTATGAATGAAAATATTGATACATCATCTAAGTTTGAACGATACTATATACTTAATCATATTTATTCGAAAATTTATGATTATAAAAAAAATATTAAACCAGCACCTAATCCATATTATACATTAGATAAATATTATGGCAATTTAACTATTCAAGAATATAGAAAACTTCTCAATAATGATAGATTACTTTTTGTAGTCGATAAACCTATGACACGTATTTTACCAGAATTACATGATGATAATGATGATTATATGAACTCTACTAAACCAACTACTACTTTCAAAGTTAAAAAAAAAGAACAATTTAGTATGAATAAAATAGTTAATAATAATTTTGGTAACAATTAAGTATTATCTAAAGTTTTTCTAATTAATCTATAACGCTCCTGATTACTTGTATTACAAGTAAGTTCTTGTTTTTTTATAGGAATATTCATCCATTCATATAGAATTTTTTTTAACTCATAATTATGTTCTTCTATTTTTTCTTTTGCTTGTTCCTCTGTATAATTTGTCTGTCTCATTATAACAGGAACCAATGTTTTTATTAATTGTTCTTTCTTAATTCTTATTACTTGTAAAGCTTCTTCTCCATTAGATTTTTTTATATCGCTTTCATCACTCACCTTGTTTTCTTTAATTATGTTATTATCATCATTTACATCTAACATAATATATATATTTAATGTTTTTTTAAATGATATTAAACGAAAGTCTTTATGTAATGTTAATGGCTATATCTTCATTATCACAGAATAATTATGGAGAAAGTGACATACCTGATTTTACATCAGTATTTTCTGAATTTCAAAATAACATTAATAAAACATTAAACACATGGGTTAAAAAAAATAACGAACATATGGAACATAAAACTGAAGTATTTCAACATTTATGCTCAAATCCTATTTTTAAAGAACTTTATGATATTAATACCAAACTTAAAAATGAAAATAAAGAATTAAAAAATATAATTTTAAAACTAGAAACACATATTAATACTCATCAAAATAACATTAAACTTGATATATGTGAGCTAAATAAAGATAATATAGATAGTAAACTTACAAATTTACAAGATATATCGAGTCATCTTGATAGTAATGATAATATTAATTTATTTAAAGAAGACGAACGAGAAAATATTGTTTTACAAGATGACGATGATGAAGAAATTGTAGTTGATGATGATGATGAAGAAATTGTAGCTGATGATGAAGATGATGATGATGAAGATGATGATGAAGAAGAAGAAAATGAAGTTGTTGTTGTTAATGATGATGAAGAAGAAGAAAATGAAGTTGTTGTTGTTAATGATGAAGATGAAGAAGAAAATGAAGTTGTTGTTGTTAATGATGAAGATGAAGAAGAAAATGAAGTTGTTGTTGTTAATGATGAAGATGAAGAAGAAAATGAAGTTATTGTTGTTAATGATGAAGATGAAGAAGAAAATGAAGTTATTGTTGTTAATGATGAAGATGAAGAAGAAAATGAAGTTATTGTTGATGAAGAAGATGAAAATGAAGTTATTGTTGATGAAGAAGATGTAGCTGATGAAGAAGAAAATCAAGAAGATGTTGTGATTGACAATGAAGATGACGATGAAGATGACGATGAATATGATGATGAAGATGACGATGAAGATGACGATTCGTTAGATGTATTCTCTTTTTCGTATAAAAATATAGATTATTACACTGATAATGAGATAAATGGTACACTTTTTAGAAATGACAATGGTGAATGTGGTGACGAAATTGGAAGTATAAAAAATGGTATACCATTTTTTTATTAGTATATATATATTAATACCTAATGCTAGAATCTCCTATGACAAATAATATAAGCATTTTACAAAAAATATGCAGTCCAGCAGTTATATATTTAATTTTTTCATTAATTCAAATTATTATAGACTTATTTAAAGGATTATATAATCAAGCATTAATTAAATTTATAGTAATGATTATTTTTACAGTATTATTAAACGCTTTATGTTCAAAAGGTTTAGGAATTGTATCATGGTTGCTAGTAATGGTTCCTTTTATGTTATTATCTCTTGTTACTGCTATATTACTATTCGTTTTTGGTTTAAATCCTAGTAGTGGTCAACTAACTTATAATAATGAAACAAATATTGACAAGACGGGTCCTAGTTATATGGATCCTAGTTATATGAATCCTAATTATATGGATCCTAGACAAAGGCAAATATATGAAGATAAAAAATATGATTATAATGATTATTATAGTGGAACACCAGATGAAATAAATCATTATAATAATGATTTATCTAATAAAAAAAATATGAAAAATTATGATTCAACAGGTCCTAATATTAAAACAGATAAACCAGAACCAATACAAATAAATTCAATAAAAGACAATGTTAATAAATCAAATCCAGGTATTTATCATAAAGATTAAAGTAAATACTACAATTATATTTTTTAAATAAATAATTTAAAAAATATAAATCATTTAAAATATAATGTTCTACATAATTACATCATTATGTGGAGGATCTATATTGATATATTTATTGATAACAAACATGGATTACTGTAAAACTATGATTCTATATTATTATTTAAGATTTATGGCTATAATCACAATATTAAAAAACATATATTTTGAAAATAACTCAAATAATTTATATTTTGTAGACAATGATAAATTAAAAATTAATTCTCAAACATCAGATAATAAAATTTTGATATCTGTAAATAATTTAAGTAATAAATTTATAGAGTCTAACTTCAAATTCGTATTTATAGAAGTAGAAACTAATAACGGTACATATAATATAACACTTAGCACAATTAATATAACATTTTATATTATAGATAATGTTTTAGATTACAATTTTATTTTATGGTACTTAATAAATATTGAAAAAATTAAAAATTTTACCATTGAAAATATATTAAACGTAACGATTATGGATCATTATTATAAAAAAATGAATTTATCCAAAAATGATAAATTATTAATATATAAATCAGGTTATAAAATTATATAAAGAATAACAAAACAATATAAAAAAAATTGATAAAATAATAGATAGAATGGGTGATTCACAACATAGCATGACTGAAACATATACCTGTCCAACAACCACTTCTAATGATACACATCATAAACTTAAAAATAATTGGGTTATGTGGGCACATTTGCCCCATGATACAGATTGGACTTTAAAAAGTTACAAAAAAATAGCTTTGATTGAACATGTCGAAGGCGCAATAGAATTATTGAATGCTTTACCTGATAAAGTTATTAAAAATTGTATGCTATTTATTATGAAACAAGGTATTAATCCTACTTGGGAAGATCCAGTTAACGCTAAAGGAGGATGTTTCTCTTATAAGATAACTAACACAAATGTCTCCGAAGTATGGAAAAAATTAAGTTATTGTTTAGTTGGCGAATCCCTTTTAACTAAAAATAAAAATAACATCACCGGTATTACTATTTCACCAAAAAAAAATTTTTGTATTATCAAAATATGGATGTCTGATTGTAATAATCCTAATCCAACTAGTATTAATTATTTTCAAGGTATTGACGCAAAAGGATGTTTATTTAAGAAACATAATCCGGAATATTAAGTCATCATATTTAATTGTAATGTAATTGGGCAATGATCAGAACCTGTAATTTCTTTTCTTATATCACTTTTTATTATTAGTTCTTTTAAATTATTTGGAACCAAATAATAATCTATTCTCCAACCTTTATTTTGTTTTCTTAACCAAGGCATTCTTTGATCCCAATAAGTATAATTATTGGCCTCTTTATTTAAATATCTAAAAGCATCTACATATCCTAGTTGTAAATGTTCTTTAAAATTTAGTCTTTCTTCATCTAAAAATCCTATACATGATGTTCCATCTATTTTATCACAAGCATTCCAAATATCTATTTCATCATTTGCTACATTAAAATCACCACAAACAATAGTCGGTTTTTGTTCATTTAATTTTTTTATATATTCTCTAAATATAGAATCCCATATAGCTATTCTAAATATACATCTATCAGAGACAATATTTTGAGAATTTGGTGTATATACATTCACAATTATAAATTTATCAAATTCTAAAGTTGTTACTCTCCCTTCATTATCTAATTCTGGTGGTTCTAGTAAACATAGTGGCTGTGTTTTTGACCAAATACATGTACCACTAAAACCTTTTCTCTGCGATATTCCATCTGTGCTACGCCAATAACGATAGGGATACATTTCTTTTAGCCATGTTGGTAATACTTTTTCTGCTTCATTTTCTGTAGCTTTAGTCTCTTGAATACAAACAAAATCAAAATCTTCTTTATTCAAAAAGTTAAAATCATCGCGTTTTAAACTTGCTCGAATACCAGCAATATTCCAACATATAAACTTCATTATTGTTTTTCAATCATTTTAAAAACAATAATTCATTCAATTTTTTATAATAAATATTATCAAATACTTAAGTACTTGGTAAAGGTGCTAAACATAATTTTATTTCTCCTAATGAAGCTACATAATATTTTACTACAAGAGGCAGATTATTTTCTAGATACATTTCTATCTGGGCACATAAATTCGTACATTTGATAAAATAACCTAGATTTTTTAATGAAAATTCACCTTGAATAATTTTAGTTTCATCATTTGGTTTCAATTGAAACTCCATAGAACCATCTGACTCAGTTCTTCTAACTTCCGCAGAGGCAAAAGAACCAGAACATTTAAAAATCAATTCGTTACTCACGGAACGTATTTCTAATTTATCAGACAAAGGTGATAAATCGCGAATTATTTTTTGAAAATCGCTAGATGGAATATTAATAATAGAAGAAAACGTTACATCTGGAACTTGTAATTCTTCATGATCTGGTTCAATTAATTTTAATTTTTGTGTTTTACATTGTTTGATATCACCATTTTCAAATTTAAGACCCAAATGTGATACAATACCATCCGAATAATCACTATCTTCTATATAAATAGTTAATGTATCATCATTATCTATAGCATTAATTAATTTAAATAAATGAAACATATTAACACCTACAATTATTTTATCTCTCTTACATTCGTACACTTCAAAATTTTCAGAGTTTAAATGTAGATGTGCTAAAATTGTATGTGATTTATCCATATTTATTATTCTAATTCCATCTTGTTGAAATGTTATATTTGTTTCCAATAATATATCCTTTAATGCTGTCATTAATGTTCTAAACGGAGCAATTTGTACCGTTTTTATTAATAACACATTATTATCACCATTAACTGTAGCCATTATATAATCATATTTCATGAAAATCTTTAAATAGTTATGTATTTAAAGATTTAACGTATTTATGTTAAATCTTCATCTTTTTCCTCGTCCTCCTCATTTTACTCCTTTGAAGATTTAAAATGGGACAAACAAATTATTTATCAATATTTATTCTTTTATTATAAGTATGACACATAAGAGCAAAGATTATAAAATAATCTGCTGTTAAATATTATTTAAATAACAAAGATAATATTAGAAAAAACTTGTAAAATATTTGATTATAAGAAATTTACATTACAAGATGGATTAAAAGATATAAAACATTTAATTAAACAATAGTTTAGATTATCATTTCACATAATAAGGAAACCATATTAGAAGACAGAAATATTGTTTTGAATCATCAAGAGTCTTCACCTTTTTTATAAAAAAAACATTTTTTTGATCTATCATAGTATAATTTATAGTTATTATCACACACGCTCACACACACGCCCCGTACATCATCTTCGTGATTACAAATAATATAATAATGACTTTTTTTTGATCTATCGTAATATAAGTCTTTATTATCAATTTTAGTACGAAAATTATAAAACATCGAGTGGGGCATTATATAATAATATAATATTATTTATTACCATAAATATATATGACTTAATATTTTAGGATTATAAAATCCTTTACTTTTTTTTATTTCTTTTAATATAGCTTTTTTTCTATTTTTCTCTCCAGAATGGCGATTATAATAATTTTGTTGTCTTTTTATATCTCCATGATTTTTTTTTTCATAAAGACCAATATTTGTTCTATCTTTATACTGCTCATAATCTTTATGACCAAAATGCAATGATCTAAGTTTTTTTGTTTTATTATCTTGTACAACTGCTGTATATTTTTTATCATTGGGACCACGTTTAAAGTTAATTATTTTTTCTTTCATATTTATTGATCCACCTACATATTTTACCTTATCTACATATTTTGCTACGCGCCGCGTCCCTTTTCCATAATGTCTCCTGGCAGACTTAGCCAATTGTAAAGCTTTACTTCCAGTATCACAATATTTTTCTAAAATACTAAAATCTACAGCAGATGCTTTGCCTCCTGTTATTGAACTAGCTAATCTTGCTTTACCCCATGAGTGTCCACTTTGATTTGGTCTGGAACCAGATGAATAATAAGCTCCCTGACCTTTTTGTACTATTTTTTGTAGTCCAGAAATACTACAACCAGTTTTTTTAGCTAAATCTGAATTAACTGATATATTTTCTACATTATATATTTTTTTTGCTTTTATTATATGCGGTGATTCTTTTGATTTAAAAGAATCCACTTTTTTTCTAGTATAATATTTACCTTTTTTATATTTATTTCTAGATTTATCTATCTCTCTTTTTTGTATCTGTTTATCTTTATTTGTTAATATTTTAGGTATATATTTTTTGGGATAAGATCTATAATTTTTACTACTTTGTTTATCTCTCTTAATATAGTTAATGTCTTTAGTCATATTATAATTATATAAATTAATAATTTATATAATTTATATTTTAATGGTTTGTATTAAATGAATTGTATTAAATGAATTGTATTAAATGAATTGTATTAAATGAATTGTATTAAATGAATTGTATTAAATGAATTGTATTTAAAGGTTTGTATTTAACGGTTTGTATTTCTGCGTTTGGATTTGCTTACTGCTTTTTTAGAATTACTTACAGAACGACCTTTCTTTTTGGTTGGCATTTTAACAAATAATTTAAATTTTCCTTTAGTTGGTTTATATCCAGCTTTTTCTAAACGTTTCTCTTTTTTAGCGGTCACTGATTTTTTTCGCGAAACAATACGACCATGTTTATTCATAACAATATCTTTTTTGGTAAGACCACCACTTGTTTTAAAAGCAGTACCATGATGAACTTGAGCGCGAGACCCTACTAAAAGATCATAAGTATTTCCAGAAATATGATATTTACCATCAGATGATTTATGTACGCGTTTAGTCATTATACATATTAAAAAGAAAATAAAATTATTCTAAATTTATTCAAAATTTATTTTTGATTCCATTACCTATTTTACCACATAATGTACCAAATTGTTTATCTATACATATAGGTTTAATAATTTTTTTACTTCTTTGAAGAGTAGCACCTTTAAATAAATTACTTATTCTTGTTGCGGTAGAGACATTTGCTAAATGAACGTTGTTTACATTATTTTTATATCCAATAAACATACTATTATTCATACATATAGAATTACATTTAGCATTTTTATATCTACCTACATTCATCATATCACGAGGTAATGTAGATATATTTTTTTTATTATATATCATATTTTTTGGTATTTTATTACATCCTCTACTTTTTCTAATATACATTAGTAATATACTATACTATTTTTCTGATATTAAATTATTAATATCTATAGATACACCTATTTCTTTTTTTATATTTTCATAATTTTTTATTTTTTTATTATGAGCAATACCACCCATAACAGCTTTTACCATCTCCATATAAGATTCAGCACCCTTTTCACTTTTATTCCAGTTTGGATGTAAATCCTCCCATTCTTTAATTTTCTGAATTTGTTTTTGTGTTATTGATTCTATAGTTTGATCTACCTTTGTATGAGACGTATCTTTCTCCCATAGATCATCGTCTTTAACATAAAATTGTAGGTTTTTTCTATCACTACAATGTATAGGTCTATCATTTGGATTTAAATCTTGTAAATTCTTTACAAAAATATTAGTGATACCTTTTATATAACCATTATCTCTAGTATATAATAAATCTTCCAAAGAAAGTTGTAAAGAATTAATAAAATCAGTTATATTCATAGCATTTTTACATTCTTCTTTTAGAAAAAAATTAATTTGCATATTATTAATAGTATTATTATTAGTTGTATGTCCTACTTTATCCATTAAGTTATTTAATGTTTCTTGTTGAGATTCTATGGTTTTTTCTAATAAACTATGAAGTGAAGCTATTTGATCTCGTTGTTGTTGCACGAGAGATGTATCAGAAATTGTATTATTACTATTTAATGTATTACATTTTTGCTTATGTCTAGATAATCCTGAATAATATTTGTATACTTTTCCACATTCACATATAAATTGTTGTTTCTCTATTGGAACTTTAATTTCTTTTGAAATTTTTTTATTTTTTATATGTTTATTTTTTATATGTTTATTTGTTAAAATGTGTTTATTCCAATCATATTTATTTCTTGTTGTATAATTACAACTATCACATATAAAATTTAATTTAGTCATAATATATATAAATATATATATTATTTTTAAACCATTATCAGGCTGCGATTTTTTTGAAATTTGTCGCCATTTTGTTATCATTTTTATGATAATGAAGTAAAAATCGCCAATTTATTTTTCATATTATATACTACATAATAATGTAATTTTTTAAAAAATAAAATAAATTGGCGATTTTTTGTTATCATTTGTTATCATTGTAAATTTTTCAACTGTTGATTTTTTTTGGGCTATTTTTGGGTCTTTTTTGTACTCCTACATAAGTTACCTACACTAAAAATATTTTATTTTCAATTTGTTTAAATGACTGTCTTAACGTTTTTAAAAAAAACAACGTTTTTTACTGTTGATTTTATAAAATATAGAAAACACTATCAAAAAAAGCCAAAAATTTTTCAAGGATTATATTGTTAATTTCTTTAACATTGTATTTTCAAATTTAATGTAGTGATATATTTTTATAATTTACCAACAACATTTATCTATGTAAATTTTATAGATAAAATTGAAAGAATTTAAAATTATATTATATAATATAATATAATGACGACAACAAACGCAGAAATCACTACAAAATATCAAAAAAAAAAAGAAAAGGAGCATATTCTAGACAATCCAGATACATATACTGGATCTATGGAAATAGGAGAAATTTCAGTATTTGCTTTTCATAATAATTCTATAAAATTTTTGAATTTAAAAACAGTTATTATGGGTTTATATAAATTATTTGATGAGGCAGTAGTTAATTGTCGAGACCAACATGTTCGATTAGCAAATGCTATGAAAATATGTAAACCTAATACAATACCACTTACTTATATTGATATAAGTATTAGTGACGATGGTACATTAACATTTATTAATGATGGTAATGGTATCGATATAGTCGAACATCCGGAACATAAAGTATATGTTCCTGAAATGATATTTTATCATTTAAGAACAGGAACAAATTATGATAAAAATGAAAAAAAAATTGTAGGTGGAAAAAATGGATTCGGTGCCAAATTATGTTTTATTTGGTCTTCATGGGGACAAATAGAAACTGTTGACCATATTAGAAAATTAAAATATACTCAGACATGTTGTAATAATTTAGATACTATTGAAAAACCAAAGGTTGTTAAATACAGTGGTAAACCTTATACGAAAATCTCATTCAAACCTGATTATAATAGATTGGGATTAGTTAATTTAACTTCAGATATGATAAATTTATTTAAGAGAAGAATTTATGATTTAGCAGCTGTAACTGATAATAAAGTTAAAATTAAATATAACTCCGAAGTAATTCCAGTTAAAAATTTTCAACAATATGTAGATTTATATATTGGTATTAAAAGTGAAACAAAAAGATTTTATGAAGAAGGCAATGATAGATGGGAATATGTTGTATGTTTATCTCCAACTGAAGAGTTTCAACAAGTATCATTTGTTAATGGCATATTCACAAATAAAGGTGGCAAACATGTTGATTATATTTTAAATCAAATTATTAAAAAAATTCAAACCTTTATTTTAAAACGAAAAAAAATAGAAGTTAAACCAACAACTATTAAAGAACAATTAATGTTATTCTTAAGATGTGATATAGAAAATCCTGGATTTGATAGTCAAACAAAAGACTATATGAATACTACATATAATAAATTTGGCTCAAAATGTGAACCAAGTGATACTTTTTGCGAAAAAATAGCAAAAATGGGAGTTATGGATGCTGCTTGTGATTTAACAGCTGTTAAAACTAAAGCTAAAGCTTCAAAAACAGATGGAAGTAAAACAAAAAATGTAAGAGGTATTCCAAAATTAATTGACGCAAATTATGCTGGTAGTACTAATTCAGGTGAATGTACTATTATATTTTGTGAAGGAGATTCTGCTAAGGCTGGTATTGTATCAGGTCTAAGTAAAGAAGATAGAAATTTTATCGGTGTTTATCCTTTAAAAGGTAAACTATTAAATGTTCATGGAGAGAGTGATAAAAAAATATTTGAGAATAAAGAAATTATAGATATAAAGAAAATTATTGGATTAGAAACTGATAAAAAATATGAAACATTAGAACAATTACATAAATCATTGCGATATGGTAAAATCTTATTTATGACTGATCAAGATTTAGATGGTTCTCATATTAAAGGATTGGGTATTAACTTATTTCATAATTTATGGAATTCAATAATAAAATTGGATGTAATTGGATTTATGAATACCCCTATTCTTAAAGCTAAAAAAGGTAAAAGTGAAATTGTATTTTATAATGATGGTGAGTATGAGCAATGGAAAGCAGATAATAATGATGGTAAAGGTTGGAATGTAAAGTATTACAAGGGATTGGGTACTAGTACAGGCAAAGAATTCAAAGAATATTTTGCTAATAAAAAAATAGTAACATTCAAATTTAATGAAGAAACAGATGATATTATAGATTTAGTATTTAATAAAAAACGATCAGATGATAGAAAAGATTGGTTAGGAGAATACAATAGAAAATCATATCTTAATACAACTGAGAATACTGTTACATTCACCGAATTTGTAAATAAAGAATTAATTCATTTCTCAAAATATGATTGTGATAGATCGATTCCTAATATAATGGATGGTTTAAAAACCAGCCAAAGAAAAATCCTGTACTCAGCATTTAAAAAAAACCTAACAAGAGAGATTAAAGTAGCCCAATTTAGTGGCTATGTATCTGAACATAGCGGATATCATCATGGTGAAGCTAGTCTCAATGGAGCTATTGTAAATATGGCACAAGATTATGTAGGTAGTAACAATATTAATTTATTGATGCCAAATGGACAATTTGGCACGAGGCTTGTTGGTGGAAATGATTCTGCTAGTGAAAGATATATCTTTACTGAATTGAATACATTAACGAGAAAACTATTTTCAGAATCAGATGATGATATTTTAGATATATTATACGATGACGGAACACCAGTTGAACCTATTTATTATGCTCCAATTATTCCAATGATACTTGTAAATGGAGCAAAAGGTATAGGAACTGGATTTAGCACAGATATTATGTGTTATAATCCAGATCAAATCCTAGAATATTTATTAGATAAATTAAATGGTATTTGTGTAGCAGAAAAAAAAATAGAACCATACTATGAAGGATTCAAAGGAAGTATCAATTTAGTTCAATCAGGAACCACTAAGAAATATCTAATCAAAGGAATTTATAATCGAATTGATGAAAATATTATTAAAATTACAGAGTTGCCAATTGGTACATGGACTACAAATTATAAAGAATTTCTCGAGCAATTGATTGATTGTAGTGGAAAAACAACTAAATCAAAATCGTCTCATATAAAAGATTATGTAGATATGTCTACAGATAAAATAGTAGATATAACTATAACATTTAAAAGTGGTATTTTAGACAAATTAGAGACTACTATAGTAGAATATGATTGTACTGAATTAGAAAAATACTTGAAATTGTATACCACAAATACATTTAATAATATGCATATGTTTGATGCTGATGATAAATTAAAATTGTATAATTCACCAGAAGATATTATAGAAGATTATTTTGTTAAACGATTAAATATGTATAATCTTAGAAAAGAATATATCATAAATAGTTTGCAAAGTGAATTATGTTTGTTAAGTAATAAGACTAGATATATTCAAGAAAATTTAAATGATACTATTGATTTGCGACGAAAGAAAAAAGATGATATTATTCAGATGTTGAAAGATAAGTGTTATGATAATATTGGTGATGATAATGAATATAAATATTTGCGAAAGATGTCTATGGATAGTGTATCTACAGAAGAAGTAGATAAATTGATGAGGCAAAAAATAGATAAACAAAGTGAATTAGAGTATATACAATCTACTAGTATCCAAGATATGTGGATACACGATTTACAAGAGTTTCAAAAATATTATACAGCATATAAAAACAATAGAAATGCTGCTATGACTACTAATAAGAAACCATCACAGAAAAAGACAAAACAGAAATTAAAAATTATTAACAAATAAATATCTTCTTACATTCTATCGATTATTCTCCCAATTTCCAGTTCCTGCGTCAGTATCATACCCAACTAAATTGCGTAAAACGCTATTAAGTATCTCTACTACTTTCATTTTCAAACCAGAAATTAAAAAACTACCTGCGTATCCAAACCAGGTCCTCTCCTCAATAGGTCCATCTTTAATTGGGATGGACGCAATTGCGTATCTGATGAGAAGACCCAGGTTTGGTGGATTATTACAGATACTATTGAATTGACTATTAAAATCATTGAACATTTCCCTTTCCAGGTTAATATTTCGTTTATCTTGGTTATTCATCACTTTAGTGACAAGTTCATGTACTAAAGTATTTTTATTGGCTTCAAGTTCATCGCGTTTATCTGGGTTTTGGGTATCGGAAATAATCGCATCTATCACCATATCTGCACACTTATTATCATCCCATTCGCACTTCATCCCAATTCTAAACATTCCTCCTCTACGTGAACGCTTCCTATTCATCCTGCTCCTTTTCTTAAATATTAAAGGACGATATTTTGTCTTTCTCATATTTTTTTTCACTTTTCGTCCCCCCCTTTTTTTAGTTAATTTGCTGTTTCTTTTAAATTTCATATATATATATTAATATTATTAAAAATTATTTATAAAATTGAATATATATCTAGATATTTAAAGAAATACCTTTATTATGCGAATTACCAATTTAAATCCTGATTTACTATGTGAAATATGTAACTACATTGATAATCCACTATTTTATCCCCTGGATACTTTATCTACCAATATACAAAAAAATGTATATACACGATACAATAAATTATCATTACAATTAGGTATAGATTTTATAAATAAAAACATAACAAAACGTTTTAATTTATTATCTGAAACGGAGGAAACCATTAAATCATATATAAACCTAATAAATAAGGCTTTTTATAAATATTCAAATAATAATGTTATTACATATCGCATTTTTAATAAATATTTAAATAAATTAGGCAATAAAATAAATATAGAAGAAGATAACTTTAATGGGTTACATTATTTTAATGATAATATTCAGTCATTTAAATATTTAAAACATGTAGTAAAAATAGATCTAGCTAGAAGACAAGTTTCCGGGGATATTGGGGTTCTACGAGGTTTATTTAATCTTACCTATTTAGATTTGGGAAATACACAAGTATGTGGAGATGTGTATTGGTTAAAAGATTTGATAAATCTCAAAGAGTTATATTTGAGTTATACAAATGTCCGTGGAGATCTAGTATCTTTTCAAGACTTGAAGAAATTACTTTATTTGGGATTGAGAGATACCCAAGTGACTGGTAATATTAAATATTTAAATAGGTTAAAAGATTTGGTTAGTTTTGACTTTAGTGGAATAAATATTTATGGAAACATATCTTGTTTAAGTAATTTACCAGATCTTATCCTGATAGGTTTGAGCAATACAAATGTATCAGGATATTTTGATTCTTTGAAATCATTAGCACATCTTAATGACATAGGGTTAGAAAATACAAATATAGTATTCAATATAGAAAATGTAAAGCCGTTTAAAACCCTTAATAGATTATATATGAATAGTGTTTATATATTTGGTAGTCTATGTAATTTATGTAAGTTACGAAATATAACAGTATTACGTATTAATTCAAACAAAATATATGGAAGCATTGGATTTTTAAGAAATTTACGAAATCTTCATGAATTATCTTTGAGTAAAACAAGTGTCTATGGAGACATAGGATATTTAAGTGAGATGAAAAATTTAATTATCCTAAAGTTGGATGGTACCAAGGTTTCTGGTGATATTAATCGTTTAAACATTTTAACAAATCTACAATTATTATATTTGAATCACACAAATGTTTCCGGAGACATTATTTGTTTAAAAAACTTGCGGAAGCTTAATTATTTAAGTGTTATATTATCAAACGTAACTGGTAATGAGCAATATTTAAAAAATTATATACAACAACTTAATATTATTATTTAATATATTTATATCTATGATATAAATAACTTTTAAAAATTCTATATAATATATATATATGCCAAAAAAAACATCTATGCCAAGAAATACATATAAGTCAAGAAAAATATCTATACCAAAATCAATGCCAAAAAAAATATCTATACCAAAATCTATGTCAAAAAAAACATTTAAAAATAAGGGATACACCTATCCTGTAGAATCATTATATAATACTTCACGCATATATAATAAAACTACACCATCACGATCTCCACCACCATCACGATCTCCACCACCATCACTAATTAATATATCAAAGGTAATGGCAGATGAAATAATAATTAGGGAGCTCCAAAAATTAATGGGTGAAGAATCCCTATATAAAGTTGACAGACTATTATCAACCACTTCTCAAAAAGAAGGTGTAAGGAAAATAAAAAGAGAAGCTCCTGCGACTAGAATTATAACAAAATTAAATAATCTAATTGAAGGGTGGAGTCCTTTAGATGAAGCCGGAAATGTAAGTACTGATCCCCAAAGTTTAAGACTGACACTAGCTTCTCGAGACTTTATATTAAAATTTTGTGACGTACCTGATATTGAAGATTTACATTCTCAGTGCATAACTATTGATAATATAACTATTGATAATATACCAAAATATAAGGTTTATAGAACGTTAAAAATATTATGGTTAGGTGATATATTTTATCGCAGAAGAAAACTATTTGGTAATTTAAGTAGTTTAAAACATTTAGAAGAATTAAGGTATTTGAATTTAACTAGATCAGATGTTATCGGAGATATATATAATTTATCTAAATTAGTTAAATTAAAATATTTAACTTTAAATGGAAGTAATGTCACAGGTGATATAAGATACTTAGGTAATTTATTACATCTAGAAGTATTAAATTTAATACAAGACATACAAATCCAAAATAATCCTATGTATGGTGATATAATTTCTTTAAGAAATTTAAATAAATTACAGTATTTATATTTAAACAGTCATGGTGGATTACTTACAGGAGATATAGTCCATTTAAGTAATTTAACACATTTAAAATCTTTAACTCTTATTAATTCAGATATTATCGAGATGCCAGACATAACCTTCCATCATGATAACACAACACACTTCTATGGTAATATTGAAACTTTAAAAACCCTATATAAACTTAGAACATTAATATTATATAAAACAAATATAAATATTGCTATGAAAGATTTAAGTTTACTTTCAAATCTTAAATCATTAGAAATAGTAGGAATCGAAAATAATAGTAATATAAAAGGAAATATTGGAGATTTAAGTAGGCTAACTAATCTTGATTCATTAATAATAGAGAATGCGTATAATGTTAATAGAAATATAGGTCAATTAAATAATTTAATAAATCTTGAAGAACTTGAAATTAAAAATACAAGCGTTAATGGTGATATTGTATCTTTAGCCACATTAAAAAAACTTAAAATATTATATCTAGTAAATAATAGAAATATTCTTATCAATAATATTGAAGCACTGCAAGATGTATTGAGTGATACTGATATTGTTATATCTTAATTTAATACTAGTATTGTGTATATATTTGTTTCATTATTTTTTCTCTAAATTAAGTGACATAACTAAATTTTACAATATAAAAATTAATAATATTAAAAATTAATAATATTAAAATTTTACAATAACTATATTTTAATATTATTAATGTGACTCGTCAGTATTATGTGAGTCTTTATAAATAAACATATTATTTATATTTATCACATTAGAAATTTTCCAATTAAAAATATCTTGTTCGAATTCACTTTCACAAAATATATGATTCATATTTGTGACATTAGACACATCCCATTTAGAAATATCTTGATTAAATTTACTTTCACAAAACATATGAGACATATTTATTACATTAGATACATCCCATTTAGAAATGTCTCGATTAAATTTGCTTTTATAAAACATATAACTCGTATTAGTTACATTAGACATATCCCAATTGGAAATGTCTTGATTAAATGGTGCTTCAGAAAACATTCCAACCATATTTGTGACATTAGACACATTCCAATTAGAAATGTCTTGATTAAACGGTGCGGAACTAAACATTCCATTCATATGTTTTACATTTGACATATTCCAATTAGAAATGTCTTGGTTAAATTGACTATAACTAAAGATAAAACCTACATCACTAACATTAGACATGTTCCATTTAGAAATATCTTGATTAAATTTACTAAGACCAAACATATGAGACATAGTCTTTACATTGGACACATCCCAATTAGAAATGTCTTGGTTAAATTTACTCCTACCAAACATACCATTCATATTTGTTACCATCGAAACATTCCATTTAGAAATATCTTGATTAAATTCACTAATTTCAAACATCCAATTCATAGTCTTTACATTAGACACGTCCCATTTAGAAATGTCTCCATTAAATTTACTCATATAAAACATATAACTCATATTAGTTACATTAGACACATTCCAATTAGAAATATCTCCATTAAATGAACAACAACTAAATATATTACTCAAATCAGTAATCTTTGATATATCCCAAAAAGATGTGAATCCATATATATCAAAACAAAACTTATGATTATGCTTATATAATTCGATTGCTGTTTCAAGGGCATCTTTTGTTTCAAAAGGAACTAATCGTTTCGTTAATTTATAAAAATCTTCAAAATCATAAATAATATTATAGTCATAATCATGAATTTCTACAATTTTATCGATTAAATCATCTGGATTATCTATCATCAAATAATTAGATAGAGCAATAAGATTTTGATAATTTTTCTTGGTTACATGTAAATTCTTTAAATCATGAATATAATCTTTGTATAGTGGAAATTCTTTTAGACATTCTTCGTGAATAATATCATCATTAAGTAGTTGAGAATTAAACCATGTAATAGACATTATAATAAATATAAAAAAATATTTATATCATTCAATTTTATTTAATTATAGTTATTTTATTCATTAAATAAACATATCACTCATATCAGTTACATTAGACATATTCCAATTTGAAATATCTTGATTAAAATTACTATTATGAAATATACCACTCATATTTGTTACATTAGATACATTCCAATTTGAAATGTCTTGATCGAATTTACTTTTATAAAACATATCAATCATATTTGTTACATTAGACACATCCCAATTTGAAATATCTTGATTAAAATTACTATTATGAAACATACCACTCATATTTGTTACATTAGATACATTCCAATTTGAAATGTCTTGATCAAATTTGCTTTCACTAAACATCCATTCCATATTTGTTACATTAGACACATCCCAATTTGAAATGTCTTGTTCGAATTGACTTTCACCAAACATTAAACTCATATCTGTTACATTAGACACATTCCAATTTGAAATGTCTTGATCGAATTCGCTTTCACTAAACATACCACTCATATTTGTTACATTAGATACATTCCAATTTGAAATATCTTGATCGAATTTGCTTTCACTAATCATACAACCCATATTTGTTACATTAGACACATTCCAATTTGAAATATCTTGATTAAATATAGTCCTAAAAAAACATCCAATCCATATCTATTACATTAGACACATTCCAATTTGAAATGTCTTGATCGAATTCGCTTTCACTAAACATACCACTCATATTTGTTACATTAGATACATTCCAATTTGAAATGTCTTGATTAAAATTGCTTTCACAAAACATAGCGTTCATATTTGTGACATTAGACACGTCCCAATTAGAAATATCTTGATCGAATTTGCTATCACCAAACATATAACTCATATCAGTTACATTAGAAACATTCCAATTTGAAATGTCTTGATCAAATTTGCTTTTACTAAACATACCACTCATATTCTTAACATTTGACACATCCCAATTTGAAATATCTTGATCGAATTGACTTTTTTTAAACATATCATACATAATTGTTACATTAGACACATTCCAATTTGAAATGTCTTCATTAAATTTGCTTTTATTAAACATACCTTTCATATCTGTTACATTAGATACATCCCAATTTGAAATGTCTTGATCGAATTGACTATCACTAAACATAGCGTTCATATTTGTTACATTAGAAACATCCCAGTTTGAAATATCACCGTTAAATTCACAACGAGTAAACATATTAGTCATATCTATTACATTAGATACATCCCAATTTAAAATGTCTCCATTAAATGAACTATTATAAAATATACCATCCATATCAGTAACCTTAGATACATTCCAAAATGATGTAAATCCATAGGTATGAAAGCATTTTTTATGATTATAACAATATAATCTAATGGCGTGTAGAAGTTCTTTTTTTGTTTCAAAAGGAACTAATCGTTTCGTTAATTTATAAAAATCTTCAAACTTATAAATGATGCTATAATCATATTTATGGATTTTTAAGATTTTATCGATTAACTCATCTGGATTATCAATCATCAAATAATTAGATAGAACAATAAGATTTTGATAATTTTTCTTGGTTACGTGTAAATTCTTTAAATCATCAATATAATCTTTGTATAGTGGAAATTCTTCTAGACATTCTTCGTGAATAATAGCATCATTAAGTAGTTGAGAATTAAACCATGTAATAGACATTATAATAAATATAAAAAAATATTTATATCATTCAATTTTATAATAACTTCATATAGTTTGTATATGTATCAATATCAGGTATTTTTCCTTCTATTGCTGTAATTACAGATAATTCAGCTGATGCTAAATATACATTGCTATTCTTACCTAATCTATTTGGAAAATTTCTTGTTGAAGTAGAAAGCACATTTGCGTTATCTTCCACCCGAGCTTGATTACCCATACATAAAGAACAACCAGGAGATTCTAATTGAACATTTTTCTCTTTAAAAATATCATAATAATTATCATCTTTTAATTGTTGTTCTTCTAAATTCGTTGGTGGAGCCATCCATAATTTAGATTTTAATGGTTTATTTATTTTTTTTAATATATCTCCTGCTTTTTTAAAATGAGAGATATTAGTCATACAACTTCCTATAAATACTTCTTGAATTTCATTACCAGCAACTTCTGATAATAGCACGGCTTTATCTGGGTCATTTGGAGCACATAATATAGGTTCAGTAATCGTATTTAAATCTATCGTTAATGTTTCATAATATTCGGCATGTTCATCGGCTTTTAATAATTTTGGTGATTTTAACCAATCTTGTATTTTATCAATTCTCCTTTGTATTGAATTTTTATCTTGATATCCTTCTTTAATCATATAAGTTAATAAATTAATATTTTCACGTAAATAGTTAGATACTTGATTTGTAGATAATTCAATTGTACAACCTGACGATGACCTTTCTGCTGAAGCATCTGAAAATTCAAATGCTTCTAAACAATTTAAATGAGTAAGACCTTGTATTTCTAATATACGACCACTAAAAACATTAATTTTATTTTTTGTTTCAGTGTTCAATAAATTATTTTTAATGGCTACAAAAGGAATAGAATGAACTAAATCGCGATTAGTAATAAAAGGTTGTTTTTCTCCTACAAATTTAACCAAAACTGATTCGGGCATTTGTAGAGGCATGCTACCTGTAGCTGCTGCGAACGCCACTAATCCAGAACCAGCCGGAAAAGAAATTCCAATAGGAAATCTGGTATGTGAGTCTCCACCAGTTCCTACTGTATCAGGTAATATCATCCGATTTAACCAACTATGAATTATTCCATCACCTGGTTTTAATGAAATGCCTCCTAAATTGCTCATAAATTTAGGTAATGTTTTATGTGTAATAATATCTACTGGTTTAGGATATGCGGATGTGTGACAAAACGATTGCATTACTAAATCAGCAGAAAATCCCAAGCAAGCAAGACTTTTAAGTTCATCTCTTGTCATAGGGCCAGTGGTATCTTGTGAACCTACACTTGTTACAATAGGTTCACAGTATGTATTAGGTAAAATACCTTCTTTATGACACGCTTTACCAACTATTTTTTGTGCTAATGTATAATTTTGTTTATTATTGTTTTTAGATGTATTATTTAAAGAAATATAAGATTTATCTTTATGTAAAATCTCTCTAGCTCTTAATGATAACTTATTACCAATTAGTTTTTTTATACGTCCTCCTGCTCTGACATTTTCTAATAAATCAGAAGTTTTATAATCAAAATGTGTAATAATATTTTCATGATTATCTGTTATAATCTTTTCATAAGACCATAAAATAATATCTTGTTCCATATACAATTTAGTTACATCTAATTCTATCGGTAAAGCACCACTATCTTCCATTGTATTAAAAAATATAGGAGCAATTTTGCCACCAAAACAAAAACCTCCTTTTTTTACATTGGGGACATAATCAATTGGATCACCAAAATGCCATATTAAACTATTGGTTGCGCTTTTCCTACTAGAACCAGTGCCTACTATATCCCCAACGAACGCGACTTTTTTTTGTTTTAATTTTTCTATTAATTTTATTGGACCTACCTCATATTCTATATCAGGCATAATATCATCACGAGGATATTTTAACATACTTTGTGCGTGTAAAGGTATATCTGGACGACTCCAAGCATCTTGTGCTGGTGATAAATCATCGGTATTAATCTCTTTATTTACTTTAAATATAGTTAAATTAATTTTATCTTTTAATGGTAAATTATTATAAAACCACATTTTTTCACTCCATGACTCTAAAACTTCTTTAGCATACACATTTCCATTTTTAAACTTTTCACCAATTATATTTACATGTTCAAATACTAATATTTGTTTTTTTAATTGATTAGCAGAATATTTTGCTAACTTTTCACAATCTAATAACTCTGTCAATACGGTAACATTATAGCCACCCTGCATAGTTCCTAAAATTTTAATAGCTTCTTTCTTGCTAATATTACAGTTGATATTATTGAAACATATATCTTTTAACAAATCAGCTTTTAATAATGTAGTTTCATCTACACCAGGAACTATTCTTGTTTTAAATTGTTCCATAAAAAAACTCTCATCATAATTATCATAACCTTTATATTTTAATATATTACATAACTCAGTTGTTTCTTTGATATTAAGAGGTAATGGAGGAATATGATGTTTTCTGTAGCGGTCTCCCACCGCACGCAATATTGTTCTTTTAAGTTTATTAGCTCTCTGTAACATATTAATTTAATTATAATATAATATTTAAATCAATATAAAATTATATGTTAAACATATAATTTCTTTATCTGCTAATGAATTAGATACTTCCAAACATAAGTTAAATTAGTTTATAGAAAAATATAAAAGATCAAATAAATAACTTAAATGGTGTTTACACATTATATTTAATATAATGGGTAAAAAAAATCGTAAAAAACAATTAGAACTCCCATTTGTAAGTATATGTACACCTACTTTTAATAGAAGGCCTTTTATTAATTCTCTCATCAAATGTTTTCAAAATCAACTATATCCAAAAAATAAACTAGAATGGATTATAGTGGATGATGGAACAGACAAAATAAAAGATTTAGTTGAACACATTGAACAGGTTAAATATATTGAATTACAAGAAAAAGTGACATTAGGAAAGAAAAGAAATATAATGCATGATCATTGTAAAGGTGATATAATTGTGTATATGGATGATGATGATTATTATCCACCAACAAGAGTAACACATGCTGTTGATAAATTAATGAAAAATCCAAAAATATTAGCAGCAGGTTCAAGTGAAATGTATATTTATTTTAAACATGTAGAAGAAATGTGGCAATTTGGACCTTATGGACCAAATCACGCTACTGCTGCTACGTTTGCGTTTAAAAAAGAATTACTTAGAATAACAAGATATGATGATTCAAAATCATTAGCAGAAGAAAGAGATTTCTTAAAACAATACACTATACCATTTATTCAATTAGATCCAAAACATACAATATTGGTTTTCTCTCATATACATAATACATTTGACAAAAAGCGACTTTTAGAAAATCCTGGAGCATGCGCAAAAAAAAGCGGTAAAACAATAGATTATTTTATAAAAGAAGATGATTTAAAGTATTGGTTTATACATGAAATTGAAAATTTATTATTTTCATATGAAGCTGGATTACCAAAATATAAACCTGATGTTTTAGCACAATTAAAAACTATGGAAATAAACTATAAAAAAAAATGTGAAAATATAAAGTTATTAAACTTGTCTGAGAATAACAAATAAATTAGTTAATAATAAGTAAAAATATTTAATGCGGTAAATAATTAATTATTTAGGAAAAAAAAAATTTTCTAATACTATTATATAATAGAATGGATAGAAGGTTGCCTGCTAATATTACGCGTAAATTTAGAAATATAGGTAAGAGTGCGCAGAGTATGGGTCGCGGTCTGAGTCGCGCCATTGTGAGCGCTCAGGATCGCATGAATAGCCGAGGCCGTGTGAATGGCTTGAAAAAGCGAAAAATGAGAAAAACTCGCCACAGAGGGGGTCTCAAAATGAAAAAAACTAGACGATTGAGAAAAAGCCGTCAGTTGAGAAGAGTTAAAAGAGGAGGAAGTAATCTTCTTAATAAATTTAATCCAGGAAAATATTTTTAAATACTTAATACGCTTGTATCATCATCCTCATCATCACTAGACGTAATATTTAGTTTAGTATATTTATCTAAATATCTATATATTCTGCTAATATCTAGCTTACATAGTTCATAATCTTGTACGTGTTTATATATTTTATCAACATTACCATATTTATCTCGTAAATATAAAAAATATGATAATGTGTCTTTTTTATCCATATTTAAATTTTGACATAAATTTTGAATAAAAATAGAATTATTATATTCAGTAGAATATTTTGTAAGTACTTTAGTAAATCTAGTTTCTGATGGATTAAATTTAGGAATTTTATCAAAAGATGAATGATAAATATTGTTATTATAAAATGTTTTAATTAAAGATGACATTTCATTAAATTGCCAAATTTGTTTTTGAAAAGTTATTCTATCTATGTAATCAGAAAAACATATATTATCTAAAATTTTATTGTATACATTAATAGCGGTACTATTATTAAAATGATGTAGTGTATCTATAATATTTTCGTGCCACATTAACCCAACTATTGTTCTATCAGTATCGTTCATAAGTAAATTATGTTGATTATAATGATATTTATTATTTAAAAGATTTTTAGTAATTTTTTTAGTATCTTCATTAAAGCTTTTTTCTTGAAAAACATTTAGAATAATTTCATTTTTAAGAAAATCAATATTTGATGTGTATATATCAAATATCATTTTTAATTTTCTTAAATCACCTTGTATAAAGTTAACAATAGATACAATAACATTATTATCTAATTTAGGCATTAAAGCATTAGATATTTTTAGAATAGCGGATTTTTTAGGTGTTTTTAGTTCAATAGAATAGCATACTTTCATTAACTCTTTTATTTTTTTATCAATATGATAATTGCCTATACAAATAATAGGATTTGAGGTAATTTCTTCTAATTTTTGTTTTTTTGTTTTTTTTGGTCTAATTAATTTAATTAATGAATTAATACCACCTTTATCTCCGCTATTCATACCATCTATTTCGTCCATAATAATTGCGATATTTTTCTTTTTACCATAAAATAATGACATAATATTGATATCTGGCATATTATGTTTTGTTATATTTTCAATAACAGGTTTATTTCTTATATCACCAGCGTCAAATACTATAATATCATAATCTAATTCATTTAATATAGACTTTATAAAATAAGTTTTTCCAGTACCTGGATTACCATATAAATAAATACCACGTTTAACTAATAAATTATTTTTATTTTTTTGAAAATCAATTAATATAGTTTTAATTCTCTCTTTTAATTCATCTCTATCTAATATATAATCTATATTTATTGAATCCATCTATTGTTATTATTATTATTTTTCTTTTTATGTAAATTTTTACTCAAACCTTTATCTTTATAATATTCTATTATAAAAGTTCTTATCATAGGGTTATTCATTTGAAATGTTAGATCTAATATATAACTAATATAATGAGGATAAACTACATTTTTATATATTTTTTTTGATAATTTAATCCATTGTTTATAATTTTCATCAAGTAAACATGTAAATATAAATAAATAATTATTAGAAATTATATTTTTAATATAATTATTATAATTGTGACATAGTAAATAATGATATTTTTTGTAATAATTTTTATTTAATAATATTTTTTTTTCATTAGATACATAACTATAAATTATATTTAATATAACTTCAGGTAAGGAGTATAATAACATTTTATATTAATGTTATTATAAAATGTTATAATAAAATATTATTAAATAAAATATTATTAAATAAAATATTATTAAATAAAATATTATTATATATCGTTTTACGATTTACATAGATCATTATTATTTGTTATACCATCCCATGTTAGATCACATGCTTTTGCCCATTTGTTTTTTAAACATTTACCATCAGCACCAGTCCAGGCATCATTATTAAAATCCATTCTATTACTACATGAATCTTTTCCTAAATTTTTAACATTAAGACAAACTCCATCCATATCAACCCAGTAATCAGGACAATCAGCAACAATTGGTGGAAATTCTTGATTATACTTTCTGCCGTATAATGCAATGCCAAAAGCTAACAATGTTAAAACTAATAAAATAAAAGTAATAATAATTACATTTTTTTGAAATGACATTATAAATTAAATACATATAATTTTTTCTTTTCATTAATTATAATGAATATCAATGGTCGAGTAAATATTATACAACCAGATCATAATGCTCAATTCGCATTATGGGATAAAATAGCATGTGATTCAAAATCAACTGAATATAGAGATGCATTAAAAGGTAACTGGCAAGATTCAAAGTTATCTTTAGTTTTTTTTAGTGCCGAAAATATACAATTATTACAAAATGGTATTAGAGCAGGAGTCTATAAAATGTCAAAAGGACAATATGTTATAGGTCCTCAATGTACTGAAACTTTAAAAATAATAATGAGAAGTACATTTTTATCTTATTCTGCTAATAAAGATACTGAAATACAAGGACAAATTTTGGCATTAAATAAAATAGTTTTAGACTATTGTGTAAAACAAGTTTATGGTGAAGCAAAAGGTTATCTTAAATATTTAGAGGATGCTAGTACATTATGTCTTAATAATATGCCACGACCACTTCAAGTTGATGTAAATGATAAAACATTATCAGAAAAAATATGGTTTTAGATTTAATACTTAGATTTAATACTTAGATTTAATACTTAGATTTAATACTTAGATTTAATACTTAGATTTAATTTCAATTTCAATTATTATCATCTATTTAAAATATGCATATATATCTTTGTAAATGCTATAATTGAAATAAGTACTACACCAGTAACAAATCCTATTGAATCTCCTGAATTATTAATTGCAGAAAAAATAGTTATAATAATACCTACAAGACTAATAATATGAGAATGATCAGACATAACTCTTTTAACATCATCTCTACATTTAAATATTGGCTCAAATAAAATTGCTAAGTAATATAATGGTTGAATATATGAGTTAATTGTAGCAGCAATTAAAGGAACAACAAATATACCTAATGTATAAAATAATCCAGGTAAAAAAATTATCCATAACATCCAAAGATGGACCAAGTGTAAATAAGCCCAATCTATAAAAGTATTAAAAGCTCCTACTATTGTCATAATAGGAGCTAACCAATACATACTAAAAAAAATAAATATTAAAAGTATCCCCATTCCTGCAAAAATAGCATTTGATTTATAAGTAATTTTTTCTTTATCAATTTCACCAACTAAATCCAATAATAGTTTTTGAAATAAACGCATATATATATATGATTCTGAAGTCATTCTTATACCCCACTTCCAAAGAGTCGCTTTACTCCAAGTATCGGAAACATTTGTTGATGAATCCCATGCATCACCATTATTTTCTACTCTCTTACGCTCATATTCAATAAATGTCTTCATATACTGTTTATTATAGGGAAAAGTAACTTTAGTTAAATCAAAGAAGTGTTTAATTTCACCATTGGATTGTCCTGATTTGTCATTATATGGAGGATGAAATATTGATGTGCCATCTTTATTTGACTTATATAAGTCACGTCGTGTATTTACAATAAATCCAGCACTTATACAAAATAATATTATTGCTTGAATCATACTGCTAAGTATAGTAGTTATAAATCTGCGATAATTAGGTGTATTACTAGTATTATCAGATGAATTTGTAGAATTTACTTTATCTTCAATATAATCTTTATCTGAATTAGTATAATCACTCATAATATATATACAAAGTATAAAATATTCATTTTATAAACAGTTTAAAATTAATTATACAAAGAAGTAGTATACATGAATAAGATAGATCTAACTCCACAATTAGATTATAATAATGTATTAATTAAACCTAAACCGTCATTATTAAGTTCTAGAAGTGAAGTAAATATTGAAAGAACTTTCGTATTTAACGTAAATAAAGATAATGCTAAAGAAAAAAGTGTTTTTTGGACAGGAGTTCCATTAATATCTGCTAACATGGATACTACTGGTACTTTTGAAATATATAATGTTTTATCAAAATATAACATTATTACCGCATTACATAAGTTTTATGATGTTAAAGACTATATTAAATACAGTAATAATATGAATCCAGATTTATTTATGGTTTCATGTGGAATTAATGATTTTGAAAAATTATGCGATATTCTAACTCATATAGAATGTAATTGGATATGTATAGATATAGCTAATGGGTATATAAAATCGTTAGTAGATTATTGTAAAAAAGTAAGAGCTAAATTTCCATTAAAAAAAATAGTAGCTGGTAATGTTGCTAGTAAAGAGAAAGTAGAAGAGTTAATTATCCAAGGAGGTGTAGATGTAGTAAAAATAGGTATTGGACCAGGTAGTGCTTGTACAACTAGAATAAAAACTGGAGTAGGGGTACCGCAATTATCTGCTGTAATAGAATGTGCAAATGCTGCTCATAGAGTTGGAGGAAAAATAATTGCTGATGGTGGAATAACTTGTCCAGGTGATGTAAGTAAAGCATTTGGTGGTGGAGCCGATTTTGTTATGATAGGGGGACAATTTGCTGGTTGCGATGAAGGTCCAGGCGAAATAGTAAAAAAGGATGGAAAGAATTTTAAAAAATTTCACGGAATGAGTTCAAAAAAAGCAATGGAAATACATTATGGTTCAATGGATAATTATAGAACATCAGAAGGACGTGAAATATTAGTACCTTATAGAGGTAATTTAGATGAAATAGTTCAAGATTATTTAGGTGGTATAAGAAGTACTTGTACTTATATAGGAGCTAATAAATTAGAAGATATGGAAAAATGTACTACATTTGGTCTAGCTAATCAACAATTTAATACATGTTTATTAAATAATATTAGTAATTAATATATATGTTAAATATTGTAAAATTATTAATATGTGGAATGGCGATAATTTTGACAATTTTATTAATTATAGGAATATTAAAGTATAGTATAAAGTATAGTATAAAAGATAGTATAAAAGATAGTATAAAAGATAGTATAAAAGATAATAATATTGACGATAAAGATATATCTTATAAGACATGTCCTTATGAGTGTTTAAATAATAGTTCTTCATTATCTACATGTTGTAGTTATGATTCTGAATATATAGGATGTGGTATATCTGAATTAAAAATAAATTGTGATGGAACATTAAATCCAAAATGGAATGACGATAATATTTTAAATGATAAAAATATTAGTAAAAATATAAGTAAAAATATAAGTAAAAATATAAATTCCTTACCTTATATAGATCCAGATAAACTTATTGAGGATAGTACAACAGATATTAAACCTGAATGTTGCGGTGATATTAATTATCAATATTATATGATAAGTGATAATCCGTCAGGTAATAATTTAAATGAAATAGCGAATTCAGGAGGAATTATTTCAAATAAATTACATAATGGAGTTAATAATGTTATTGTAAATAAATAATTATATCCAACATGTTATTCTTACTATAATTATGGTGTTATAATAAGTAATTTTCATATATATATATATATATATATATATATGCGAAAAACAAAACGAGTAAAAACAAAACGAGTAAAAACAAAACGAGTAAAAACAAAACGAGTAAAAAAAAAAGGTGTAAATAAAGAAAAATTACTCACACAAAAAAAAATGCGTTCTGTTAATAATTTAGTTAATAGATTAACTAAAAGTATAAAACAAAAATTAGTTACCGTAGGAATACTTACAGCTCCTTTTATATCACATGCTGATTCATATATAACTTCTTATATGGGATCTAGTTATGTAAAATGGATAGAATCAGCTGGTGCTTTAGTAGTACCATTAGAATATAATTTACCAAAGCCTATTTTACTAGGATTTTTGAAACAGTTAAATGGAATAGTTTTAATAGGAGGAAGTATTGAAAATAAAAAGACACATACAAATAAACAATTTTTAATGTATGAAGAAACAATTCAATATATATTAAATTATACAAAATATCAAAATAAAATAGGTAATTATTACCCCGTATGGTGTACATGTATGACATTCGAGTTAACGGCAGCTTTTGCTATGGAAAAAGATATATTGAAAAAACAAAAAGATATATATAAATATTTAATTAAAGAAGGTTTTGATGGCGGAAATACATTACATTGGACAAAAGAACCTAGTAAATTAAAAAAATTATTTACACAAGAAGAATTAAATAAAATGAGTAAAGAAGAGTGTGTATTCTATACACATTCTTTATCATTAAAATATGATAGTAATCATATAAAAAAGTTTTCAAAATATGCGAATATAGTAGCTACTGGATTAACAAAAGAAAATAAGATAAAATATATAGCAATATATGAATTAAAAAATATGCCTTTATATGGAGTACAATTTCATCCTGAAAAAATACAATTTGAATATTATAATAATGGTTACAGAGTACCAAAAACAGACATAGCCATTAAATTTTCTACAAAATTAGCAAATTTTTTTATATCAGAATGTAGAAAAAATAGTAATATTTGGATTGGTGGAAAAAAATTTTATGATTTTACAATAAATGATTATAATATTTTTAATAAACCAATTTCAGCTAGATTAAGACATTTACATAAAGAAAATATAACTGATTCGATAGGACCTTGGGGACCTGGTGTATATTTTTTTGGTCCTACAGTTGTACCTACTGGTAAAAATATAATACCAAATCCTTGGCAACTATCAATAGGTGTAAATAATGATGATAATGATGATAATGATGATAATAATGATGATAATGATGATGATGAATATGATGAATATGATGAATTAGAACTATCTTGAAAATGCTAACCCTACATTTCCCCCAACAAATTTTACAACATTGTAACGTTCTTCCATTAAAGTAATATCATAAGTATAGGAGTATATACTCCAACTATTTTTATTTACACCAATGACTTCAGTTTCAGAAACCATGTTACCATCATTATCAAATGAAGATGTTTCTCGGCATATTTGTGAAAATTGTGCTATAGGATCTAGAGGAGGTGTAGTTGTAGTAAGTTCTAGTTCAATAGATACAAATTTGCTTAAATTAATAGCGCCTGAAGGTTGTAAATCAAAAGGATTTGTATTAAGGCAAAAATTATAACACATTAATCCGTTTGAATTACTACCACCAGATGTTCGTGTATATTTTTCAATATATTCATAAATACCATTATCAAATATATTTTCTCTATATTTCCCATCCAATAATATTGCATTAGTTTTAATAATTCGATATTCTTTTTCTACTAAATACTTCCCAGAAGTAGAGAATGGTGATGGTAAAGTATGATTAGATCCCCAATATAAAGGATATGCGGTTCTTTTATATGGAGATCCCCAAAATTCACTATTAATACCTAATTCTTTAAAACGCTCTTGTTTAGATTGTTCTAATAAACTAATATATTGATTTTCAGATAATGTTAATTGTTGTAATATCATTTCTTGTTGTTCTGATTCTAAAGTATGCCATTCATCGCCTATAATATTTAATATATTAGATAAATCACTTTGAACACTTTGAACACTTATTGCTTTTGGTAGACTTTCAGACAAAGGAAACGATGATCCATTGGGACATCCATAAAATTCTGGAGTAGGGTCGTCGGATTTAACATATCCTATCGAATTTGTTTGTATAAAATTGCTACTGGATATACCAGGAACATTATCAATAGATTCATCAGGAGCACAATCGCCTTCAGTCGTATTGTCCTTATCTACAACATAAGGAGGACACCATACAGGATAATTAGTATTAATAGAACCTTGTTCTGGCCATACAGGCTGAGTTAATGATCCATTTGACGAGGTAACCGCAGTTACACCTGTATAAGGACCTTTTTTATAATCTAAAATAGTATCAATAGTAGGAGGATAAAATCCAGGTTGATCGAGAATAGTTTCATTTTTAGCAAAGGAATCAGATGTATAGCAGGTTTCAGGATTTATATTATATTCTCTTGCACGCATCCAACGATTATAATTTGAATTAGCATAAGGATTTTTATTAGGTAATTCAATATTAATGTTATTAAATGATTTAAATCTATTATTATTTTCAGGTTTATCAGACAATAAAAAAGTTAATAATTCATCATTATCAATGTCATCCTGCTTAAATAATACTTTACAAGCATAACAACCTGTAATAGCAAATATATCATTATCACTAGGACTACAAATAGGACAAGCTCCATTGTTATTATAATACCAAGGTTGTTTAGCTGTATAGTTATTAGATGGAATACTAACTTGATTAAAAGAATTTTTATAAGTTTTATTAGTATAATTAGACCATTCGTTTCGTAGATAAGCGTCGCTACGTCTAGCAAACCACATCCAAGATGCTACCATACCCATAGAATCTAAAGATAATTTTTGTGAATTAACAACATTATGAAATTTTTGTTCACGAATATCTTTAATAAGATATTCATGTGGTTGTGCTGCGAATACTCTTCTCTCATCATCACTAAGAAAAATATATGTAGATATAATATGTATATCTGCGTCCCATAGATTTCGTTTATCTAAATAACTATTAAGAAAATCATCACTGGTCTCTGGTGGCCCTAAAGAACGCGAATTAGATATTTTATTTAAAAATTGTCTATAAATATCTTTATTACTATCATCTGAACTACTATCAGAACTATTAAATAAATTTTCCATAAATTTATCACTAATATCATAACGTCTAGAAACGCCTTGTGGTTGGTGTAAGAATCTATAAAGCTGATCAGTAGGTTCGTTAAAATTAGGTGCTTTATGGTTATAATTATTATATGGATTCATAACATCTCTAATGGTAAAAAGTTCTTTAATTGGTTTCATAGTAATATGAACTTCTAATTCGTTATATTGTAACGCAATCAAAGGAAATGCTTGTTTGCTATTTAATCCAAACCATAAATTTAATGGAATAAATAAAGATTTTCCTCTAATACTAGGTTCTGCTCCACCACGCGAAGAATCATATACAGCATTTGGATATTTTCCATTAGAAGTATTTTTTTCAGGATCAGTAAATTCATGAGTATCACCAATCATTTCTTTAATAAGTTCTTTTTTTTCCTTGCTAAAATCTCTTTGGATCATTGAAAGAAGATAATCTCCAGAATATTTTTGTAAAGTCATACCTCCAACAATAACTTCGACTTGATCAATCATTTTAATACCTAAATTTTCAATCCATTTAAAATTATAAGGAATATAGTAAGTATTATTACATTTAACTTTAATAGAATTACCCTCAGTATCTGTTATATTTTCAAAATTATCTATATTTACATTACATGGATTCTTATAATCTATATTTGCATCTTTAAAACATTGATTACAATTATTATTTGTAGAATGTTTATTATCAAGTATAGGATATAATGGACTCCATATATTTGGTAATGTTACAACTAAATATGAATCCATAACTAAATCAGCATACCTTGGATATTTGAATATAAATTTACTCTGTTCATTTAGACGTAGTTTGCGAGTACCATCAAAATCTAATCTATATTTTTGCATTCCGAAATTAGTATATCTAGAATATGAACTTTTCCAAAATGTTTTTTTAGGATTACCATTTAAATAAATATTTCCTTGACCGACAGAAATTAAATTAAGTAATCCACCTGGCATAATATATATATATATATATGTTATATTTTAAGACATTTATGATATATATAAATATATAAAAAAAATAGTATAATTATATAGATGAATGATATACTAAGAAAATTAAATATGTCAAATATAAATATGTCAAATATTGATACAAATAAACAAATACAAATAATAGTAATAACAATTGTTATTATAATAATAATTGGAACATCTGTATATATTTATAATAAAATGACATATACTAAAAAATATTGTAAGGTAATAAATAATATATATGATGATATAGGCAAAGTACAATCCATAAATATAAGTGATGCTAAATTTAAAGACTATGCATTACGTGATTTTTATATAAAATCATCTTATAATTGTTGTGCTATAGGGCATTTTAAAAATACATATGTAGATACATGTGCATTAAAACAAGTAATTAGACAAGGTGTTAGAGTATTAGATTTTCAGATATTTTCAATTGAAAATAGACCAGTAATAGCAGTATCATCAATACCTTGTGATTATAACAGTATAAATATTGAAAAACAATGTTATTTAATAAAAGAATCATATAATTATGTGAAGTTTTCAGATGCGATGGAATTGATATCAAGTTATGCTTTTTCAGGTGATACTTGTCCAAATCCAAATGATCCTTTAATATTACATTTTAGAATCATGTCTGTAAACAAAGAGATATACTCAACAATGTCAGATATATTAAAAACAAATTTTAATAGAAGTTTATTAGATAAAAAATATAGTTATGAATATAATGGATATAGTTTAGCGAATGAGCCAATAACTAATTTAATAAATAAAGTAATAATTTCAGTAGATCGTTCTAATAGCTTATTTCAAGATACGCCATTATTAGAATTAGTAAATATATGTAGTAATTCGGTTTTTATGAGAGGATTAAGAGAGAAAGATGTAAAATATACACCTGATTATAAAGAACTACTTGAATTTAATAAAAAAAATCTAACAATAGAATTCCCTGATGTATCTACATCAAATAATAATCCATCAGCATCGCTAGGAATGAAATATGGTGTTCAAATGGTTGCTATGTGTTATCAAAATTATGATGCTAATCTAGAATACTATGAGACATTTTTTGCGAAGGCAGGGTATGCGTTTGTTTTAAAACCAGAATCATTAAGATATAAAATAGTAACTATAGCAAAACCTGAACCTCAAAATCCAGAATTATCTTATGCTGATCGTGAATATAAGTCAGATTTCTATAACTTTACAATTTAGAAATATATAACAATTTAGAAATATATAACAATTCAGAAATATATAACAATTCAGAAATATATAACAATTTAGAAATATATAACAATTCAGAAATATATAACAATTCAGAAATATAAGATTAGATAATCAATATAAATACATACGTATGTATAAAATATATGTATAGATTGATTCCATTGCGTGTATTACGTAGAACACCAGGTGTAAAATTTGATGAAATGGTTCCATCAGATATTCCAAAAATACATGGAATTGATAAAGTAGTTCATGGTCCTAATAGTTTATCACCTGGACCTATGGATGATTTAACACCACCAGTAAAAAGACCTTGGTATATGCATACAGGTCAAGATGATAATTTGATGGTTTTACAAGGAACTAGGTATATAGATATTTATTGTCCAAATAGAAGAGAGAAAGCATCTTTTATAGTAACTCCTGAACAAATTTATAAAAACGATAAATTATATTATGATGGTCCAGCTATGGTTGTATGGCCTGCCGGAATATTTCATAGAATTATAAGTGGAGAAGAAGGAAGTATTAGTATAAATTTTGCTACAAGAACAAAGAAATTTAGTCTAGACGATAATTTTAATATTTATAATTTGAATACCTACACAGGTGAATATAATGTTATAAAAGACGGTAGTGATGATCAACCAGAGTTTGATTATGTATATCCAAGTAATGAACTAAGAGAATTGGCGAAATTAGAATAGTAAATTTTTAGGTATATTCCAATCTAAATGTACAATACCAATAATTCCAACAGTAAAGATTAAAATACGTTCGTGACTGCCTATTTTAATGGTATTAATATCAGTACCAGGCCAAAATAAATATAAAATTAAAATATAGATAAATAATAACATAATAAAATCTACATATTTTTCTCTTTTTTGAATAACTAATAAATTTTTTTGAGTATCTTTGTTTTTTAAATATATTAATCTAATATTTAATACTATGAATAGTATTTTTAAAATAATAATTGTATATAAAAAAATAGTATATACATGTGTATATGTAGCCATATAATATAATATATATATAATATATTATATGTATACTAATAAAAATTTTGAAGAAAAAGAGTTAGCTATTTTAAGAGAAGCGGTTGATAAAGCTGAAAACAATACAAAAAAAGAAAATGTAAATTCACCTGAAATAAAGAAAATGATAGATGTGGTTGAGTTATTTTTAAGAAAAACAAAATGTATATGTTATGGAGGAACAGCTATTAATAATATATTACCTATAAATGAACAATTTTATGATAAATCATTAGAAATTCCAGATTATGATTTTTATTCTAGTAATGCGTTAAAACATGCGAAAGATTTAGCTGATTTTTACGCAAAAGAAGGTTTTACTGAAATAGAAGCTAAAGCTGGGATGCATAAAGGTACATTTAAAGTATTTATAAATTATATTCCAGTGGCTGATATTACGCAAATGGAAAAAAAAATATATAATACCATAAAAAAAGAAGCTATTCTTACAAATGGAATTTTATATGCGCCACCAAATTTTTTGCGTATGTCAATGTATTTAGAATTATCACGTCCAAAAGGTGATGTAAGTAGGTGGGAAAAAGTGCTAAAACGTCTTGTTTTGTTAAATAAAAATTTTCCTTTAAAATATAAACAATGTAATTATAAAAATTTTCAAAGAAATTTTGAAGAAACTTCATCAAATAAAATACATGAAAATGAAATTTATGATTTAGTATGTGATACTTTAATAAAACAAGGAGTCGTATTTTTTGGTGGCTATGCGAGCAATTTGTTTTCAAAGTATATGCCAAAACACTTAAAAAAAAATAATAATAATGCTCCTGATTTTGATGTATTATCGGAAACACCAGAAATAACAGCAACTATATTAGTAGAGCGTTTGATATATGAAGGTTTTAAAAAAGTATCATTTAAAAAAAAGAATGGAGTAGGTGAAATTATAGCCCCACATTTTGAAATATTAATAGAAGGTGAAACAGTTGCGTTTATATATGAACCTTTGGCTTGTCATAGTTACAATGTAATATATAGAAAAGGAAATCCAATAAAAATTGCTACAATTGATACAATGTTGAGTTTTTACTTAGCTTTTATTTACGCTGATAGACCTTATTATGATAAGGAACGTATATTATGTATGGCCCAGTATTTGTTTCAAGTTCAATTTAAAAATAGATTACAACAAAAAGGTTTATTAAAACGTTTTAGTATAAAATGTATTGGAGAACAATCTACACTAACAAGTATAAGAGAAGAAAAAGCTGAAATGTATAAAAAATTAAAAGATAATCGAAAAACAAAAGAATATGAAGAGTGGTTTTTAAGATATAATCCATTAGAAAATAAAACTACATTGAAAGATAAAACTACATTGAAAGATAAAACTACATTGAAAGATAAAACTACATTGAAAGATAAAACTACATTGAAAGCCTCAAAAAAAACAAAAAAACGAGTTAAAAAAAAGAAACAAACTGTAAAAATGAAATTATCATTGATAAATAAAAAATCCGATTATATATTTTAATTTGCCTGTAATTATCAATTAGTATAATATTATTTAGTTAAAAACATATTTTTATCATAACATCTTTATAAATTTTTTGAGTAAATTCTCTAATTAAATTATATATAGGTGTTTCATATAGTGAATTAGGTATATTTTTTTTTAGAACACTAACTAAACTAATAAAATATACAATAAGTAAATAAATAATTTGTCTAAATCTATAAAATAGTAATTCTTTGATAGACCAATTATTAACATATGAACATAAATTTTGTTTCTCTCCAAGAAAGAATTTATGAATGGTATTAATACCTTCAACTGCTCTAAACGATGTATTTTTATCATTAGCTAAATTTAATGCTTTAATGATATTATTAAACTGTATTAAATGAATAAATAAACACTTATTGTCTTCTTTACTTTTTTTATCAAAGAGTGTTGGATTAAATCCATCAATACAGTTATCATAAGATAAATCTCCATTTATTAAAATTGGAATAAATGATGATTTATACAATGTTTCAATCAATTCTTCTTTTGAAGAGAAATTAGATTTTATAATTTCAACACAGTTTTTTGTGTCAAAATAATTAATATATATTTTATCATTTATTTTTTCAGTGATTTCTTTCATTGTAATGAAATTTTCTAATGTTGAAATTAAAATATCTTTCCATATATGTAAATTACAATTATCTTTCCAACATGTTCGCATATTATCATAAATAGATTCTGTTAAATCTAATCTATCTATCAAATAAAGAACAGCAAATGCTGAACCAATACTAGAACCTGATATTTTATTAATTTTAATTTTTTTGAGAGATTCTAGTTTTTTAATATAAATAAGTATTCCAAATAAATATAATCCATTAAAAGCTCCGTTATCTAAAATTAAATCAATCTCTTGTGTATTAGAAGGTGGTAAATTTTTAACTAATTCATCAACTAAATTGCAAAATATAGAATAAGACATTTATTATAATTATAAGAAAAATAATTATAATAACTAACTTACTGTAATAAAATATTATTAATAAATTGTTTAGGATCAGAATGATATAATTCTACAATTTTTGCTTGTGAAATTTTTTTATCAGGAACTTTTTTAAATTCTACATTCATAGATTTTAAAGTTTCATCAAAATCACAATAATCATTAAATGAATAAAAATGATTAAACATTTCTTTTATAATATCACGTGATGCGTATTCCATTTCTAAACTAGCATCTATTCTGCCTGGTCTAATTAATGCTTTATCTAGTTTATCATAATAATTACTAGTAATAATTATTATTCTTCCAGGTGTTTCTCGTATACCATCTATTATATTTAATATAAATGATAAAGTTAATTTATCATCTGTTGCTATACTAGAATATTTTTTATCTAAAGTAGTAAAATCATCATCTTTACATGCCTTGATTACACTACTAATCAAACCAAATTCATTTGCGCTAGAATTATTACTAGAATTACTAGCATTACAAGCAGAAGATTCATCTTCTCTTGAAAATACAATATTACTCATACAATCAATATCTTCAAATACTATAATTTTTTTAGAAAAATCAATAGGATTTTTCTTATTTGCTTTAATATATTTATTTTCAAAAAACACCTTGGCAAATTCTTTAGTTGTTGAAATTTTATTTAATGGAATAACAATTAAATGTCTATTTAATTTTTTAGCAATAGATTTAACTATCGAAGTCTTACCTGTACCTGGTGGTCCTGATAATCCTATACCTAACGTATATGGTTTTCCATGATGTTCGTACCATTTTTTATTATTAATGAAAAAATCTATTTTTTCTAGTAAATAATTTTTTTGTTTAAAAAATATATTATCAAAAGAAGTTGTTGTTTGAAATTCATATTCACTCCATATTTCTAATTGTGTATCAGATTTAATACCTTCATATGTATAAATATATGTTTTACCATATCTGGATTCTTGTAACGAATTAATATAATTATTTGTAATATTTTTAACAAATTCTTTTAGTTTATATACTGAATCAATATAAGAAAATAGTTTTATTTCTATATTTTCTAATTTTATATTAGTCCTACTATTATTATTTTCAAGATCTTCTTTCTTTATATTGACAGTACACCATATAGTATCATTTAATTTAAAAGGTTTCTTTTGTTCTACTACATAAGCAATGTCTTCTGATAAAGATAATATGGAAACATCTACTCCATAATCATCATAATTACTAGATTGATTACTACATTCTCTAATAGAATATATATCACTAGATGTATTTAACAAATCTCCTACATGTTTCCATACTGCGTAAAAAGACATACTGAAAATATTTTCGTGTCGTCTAGAGAACTGACCATTAATAAAACATCTTTTTCCTTCTATATAAATTTTATTTTCTCTCATAAAAATTGAAGATAAAGTATGTTTTATAGATATTTTATTAATATTATCAAGTAATACATTATTACTAATTAATATAATAGCTATAAAAGTTAGTATTGTAGAGAATATATTATTTGATTTATCTTGACTTGAAAATAATAAATTCATTTTAAGTAAATCAATAAATCCATTACTATTCATAATAATAATAACAACAGCATGTTATTAAATTACTTTAATATATATATATAATCGAATAATAAGATAAATATATGGTTAACATAAAAATTTACATTTCAGGTTCTAGTGTTTCAGGTTCTAGTGTTTCAGGTTCTAGTGTTTCAGGTTCTAGTGTTTCAGGTTCTAGTGTTTCAGGTTCTAGTGTTTCAGATTGTGCCACTATATTTTTTTTACGCATTTCATCATTAATACGCAAATCATAATTAATAACAAACATTTGTTGTGGAGGAGGCAGGGTGTTCATATAATGAATTACACCTCCCCTTGTAATATATTTACCTTGTTCTCTCAAATTTTCTATATATTGCTTGTGTAACTGTACCATATGATTGCGATATTTGTAAGGAAAATCCTGTAAAGGTTTTTCTTTTTTAATAAAGCAACTAACATAATTATTATACAATGTATCTGTATAAACGTGTAGTTGTTTTCGAAATTTATTAAATAGATGTTTATCTTCAGGATAATATTTCAAATATTCATTAATTTTATTGTTTTGTCTAAGTGTTAAATATCTATATTGAATTTTAGGTTGATTACCTCTAATATGTCTAACTTTCTCATAAACAGGATTACGAATTTTCCATCTAGTATTATTAGTTACATTTTTAATGACTAATCCCTGTATATAATATGGTGTATCATGACTTGCATATGTTTGAATTAAATCAGGTAATTTAAGTAAAATTTTCTCAGATGTCCCACTTAAATAAATTTTTTGACGTTTAACATTTACCAACGTAGAATAAATATTATCTATATCAATATATTTATCGTATAGATAAATATTGAGATTTGTATCTTTTTGTTCTATTTCGTAGACATCAATCAAATATATACTATTACTTTTGTAGGGTACAACAATTCGATTATCTTTATGTTGAAGTAGAAAACTATATGAAAAATGATTATTATTACTTGATTTTTTAGGTAGTTTATTTAAATCTAATCCTATTTCTTTACAAGTTTCAAAAAACATATATCTAAATGTCATTGATCCTTCATGTAAATAAAATCCAATATTACCACTTACACAGCTTTTAGTAGTAATTTCCCAATCACCTAGAGTGTCATCAGAATTTTTAATATTATCATCCCAGAATAAATTAATCATAGTACCATCAACAAATTCTTCTACAACAAAGGTATCGTTTTCGCTAAGTGATGAATTAACATCAAAATTATAAGATTTTGGTGGTGCGAATGATAATACTTTACCACTATCATTAAATACAAGAGAACGCAATAAACCTTCTTTATTATAATCATCTTTTAGTAATAGTGATTTATCATATCTAACAGTTATATACGTGTTATTAGTTTTACTATTTGTCCAAAATTTTCGCCTTATTTTAGGTATTTGGTTATTTTTATCATTAGATAGAATATGTGTAAAATTCAACCATGATACATCTAGAGGGTTAGACATTAATAATATTAATTTAATATCTTTAACTACTTTAGATATGTTATTTCGTTATCAATAATAATTTCTAGTATAAATATAAGACAATGGAATCTAAGTCAAGTGAAGAAATAAATAAAGTAGAATTAGAATTACAAGATATTATTCAAATAACAGCACCGAATAATGAATTATTAAATAATAAAATATTTATTATTTCTTATATTTCATCAGAAAAAATTAAAATTACTAATATAGAAACTTTTAACGATTCTACATTGTTTATAGATATTAATGGTGATTTAGAGGATGAAAGCATTATAGAGATATCATTATTAAGTAGAGACGAAGAAGAGGGTTATGCTAGACAAAATAATTTAATTCCTGGAACATGGATTGATATGCATTTTGGAGGTGATATACCTGAAATAATAACTGGTGAAATAAGTAATTTAGAAGGGGATATGATTGAAATTAAATTATATCCAACAAATGATGTAATTTATATAGATTTTGGTTATAAAGGAATCTCTCCAGAGTTAAATATAACTAGTATAAATATTCGCAGTGCTCCTGAAAATGTTATATCTTCATTAGATAAACAACAATTACAAGAACAACAATTACAAGAACAACAATTACAAGATCAACAATTACAACAAGAAGGAATCGCTATAGAAGAAATGACATTATATCCATATGATGAAACAGATTCAACACAAGATGTAAAAGAACGTATAAGAGAATATTTTATAAAAGACGATGATATATTTTTTGGTGATGAATTAGAATCTATAACTCAAGAGGTACGAGTAGATGATGACAAATTACGATATAGTATAGATAATCAAACATCAGATTTATTAAATGATTTATTATCTACTATACCTACTACAAGTAGAACAAATGGTGTTTTATCGAAATTACATTTAATGATAGAGAGATATAAACAATTACGTGAAATATATTCAGATTTTGATAATTATGGAAATGCTATGATGCCAAAATTAAAAACAGCAGATTATAAACCGTTGATTGATAATTTAAAAAATTTAAATAAGAAGTTACATTGGGTAATTCCTGTAGTAAAAAATATTAAAAAATTATATGATATAGATGAAAGTGAAGCAAGTGAATATAATGATATTTTATCATCAACATTAGCAGAGTCTAGATTTAAAGAAACAAATATAATAGAAAATTATTATACAAATAATCAACCCGAAGATCAAAACAAATATACATATTTATTAAAAGAATTAAATCCATTATTAGAAAAATCTAATATACCATATTCAAGTGATGATTTGTTAGCAATAGTAGAAACACATGCTAATATAAATACTGTAGTAGATAATTTAGGTGATTATTATTCATCAATAGCAAAGAAAGATAATATAAGAAGGGTAAAATTTTTAATAGATACTTATACAACTGCTTTAACTAAATTAATAGATATAGAACCAAAGAGTTCACGTTTTACAGTAAAACGTGAAAATGTTACGAATAATTCTATGGTACCAATAAAATCATTTTTATTTTTGTCTGAACCAGTAGTAAGATATTCTAGAATTAATTTACCAGGTACGAATATTTTAACTAGAGCGAGTCTAAATAGCTATCCTTTCTATTATTATAGGTTTTTAAATAATAAGACTGTAGTTGATACAGTTACTATAGACGATTTTACTAATAAAATAGATTATGAAAGCAATGATTTCTTAAAAAATCCAACAGAGTATGTTTTAGCTGATTACATTGAAGCTGGAGAGAAATTAGATAAATATTTGGATCATGTTATTCCAAAAACTAAAGAACTATTTAATATAGTAAAGAAATATATTTCTGGTAAATTATCACTTTATGGTGTAGTAAGTTATCTTGAACCATTTGGTATTTATTTATCAGATCTAACTTATATGCAATATAAAGACATGAACAATTTTATTGAAGATAAAATTATAGATTATAAAAAAATATACGCAAATAAATTTAAAATATATAGAAATTTGGGTAAAGGAATAAAACAATATAATAATTCATTAAATCTTAAAAAATTATATAATATACTGAGAGATTTAGGTTCAACATCTCAAATAGATCTTCAAAAAATAGTTTTTGAAGACAGCTATTTAATAAAAAAAGAAGTTGATAATATTAGTTCATCAGAGTTAATGAAACAGATATTGGATTTAGATGGAGGATTACTTTTAATGACTGCTATTTCATTATCAAATTCTTATTTATTATCATCATTAGATATAAATGATGAAATAGAATCATTAAATAAAAATTATATAGAAAATATAGAATCAGAAAAAGAAAACAATAAATGTAAAAAATATATCTTGAGTAAAAAATATAAAGCACTTGATGAATTAAATGATGATAATGATAAATTATTATATTTTGATAGTAAATTAGATCCTACAAGGTATGAAATAATAGATGAATATCAAAATGAAAGAAAATCAATGAATAAAAAAGAATTTATGAATTTTATGATAGATGTATTAAAAAAAACAATAGGTTTAAATGATGAAGACGCAAGAGAAGATGCGATAGCAATGATAGATGGAAAAAAAACAATAAATGATGGTTTTTATGCGGTATTGGAAGAAGAAGATGCGCCTTCAAGATATTTTATAAGAGAGAATAATAAATGGATAATAGATGATACTATACCAAGTATTAATGTAGAAAATAATGATTTATTTTGTAATGTTCAATCAAAATGTTTCAAGATAAAACAAACATGTGCTGATGTTGAATTATCAGATTCTTTACTTAAACAAAAATCCTTAGAAGAAATTTTAAATGAATTTGATGTAAAATATGAAATTTCAAAAGAACAATTAATTTTATTATTAAGTAATAGAGTTAACTATTTACAGTCATATATTTCAAGTGTAATTAAAATTAATCATTTTCAAAAATATAAGTATAATGATGCGAATTATAAAGCAGGATTAAATTTTATAGATGATGAATTTATACAATTATCACCTTATCAGGGGATATATGAATTAATCTTAGGACAAAGTGATTTTGTAAAGAAGCAAGGTGATTTATTTAAATTATGTAATAAATTTACTAGAGTAGCATTGGAAAATGAAAATAAATGGTTTAGATATTGTAATACGACAAATATACCTTTAGTACCCACATTTCAATATGAACTAGCAGAAGCATGGGTAACAAATTCAGATACTAACCAATTTTTTACATTAACAGAGATAATCAAAAAACGTCAAGGAAAATTAAGTGATGATGGTGATTCTTGGGTAGATGAACATACAGGTCGTAAAATATGCGAACAATCATATGATACAGAAGAAGGTTATGATGCTCAAGGAAGAAAATTACTATCACGTGAAATTATAGAAGCAGAACTAAAGGTAGCAAATAATGCTACAGAAGAAACAAAACTAGAATCCCAAATAAATGAATCTACACCAGAAACAAAAGTCTGTTTAATAATACTTAATGCGATGTCAAAGTTTATGGGTATTTCACTTAATAATATACAATTTATTATTTCTAATGCTATACTTACAAACACAAAAGCATTAGGAAGCAAAGAAAGTTATGAAAAAAAAGCTGAAGCATTACTTAAAAAACGTAATAAAAAATTACCTGATTGGGAAACTATTAATACACAATCATTAGTGTTAATGACACTAACATATATGATAATAGGTATTCAAATAGAAGTACCACCTATCAAAACAAGAAAAACAGTACCAGGATGTGTAAAATCATTTAAAGGTTATCCACTAGATGGAGGAAATGATTATTCAAATATTGAATATATTGCTTGTGTAGCAGCAAAAATAAGTTCTTCAACATCTCCATGGAATACAATAAAAAGATTAGGTGTTGCTTCAATTTCAAAAACAATAAAATCTAATATAGAAAAGTATATTCTAATAAATGAAGATATTCAAATTAAATTTAAAGAAAAAATAGAATGGTTATTATTAAATGAAGGAAATGATATTCCTTCAGAATTAGAAATAGAAAAATGGCAAGAGTTTAGACCACCTTTAAAACCAATAATTATAAAAACGATTGAAAATGTAACAAATGAATTCAAAGAAAGGCTTTTACGTAATATGAAAACAGGTAATGTAGAACAAGAAGAGCAAATTAATATAATAAAGGGGAAAATTCAAAGTTTTTCAATTTCAATGATGATGAAAATACAAGATATTATTAATTCCAAAAAACCACTATTAACTAATTCTGCCGATGAACCATTCATTGAAAATATGTGTTGTCAAGAATATGTAGATAGTAATTTTCTCTCATATTTCTCTCGTGAAGACAAAACAATAGAAACTATAAATGATATAGTTATAACATTATCGAATATAATTCATGATGTTATTAATATACCAAAAGCAGAAATGATTTTATCATCTGAAGACACTAGATTGATTTATCCACAATTAACAAGTCAATTTAGTGAAGAAACTAAATATTTATGTTTTATTAATTATTGTAATTTTTCTAATGTAACTCCGATACCAGATTCAATAAAACCATTATGTGTTAGCAAACCAGATGGTTTCGATAAATTTATGCCAATACAAGACCAAATTAAATTTTTAGAGAGAGAAGGAAAAAATTTTAGTGAAAAAGAGTTGGAACATCTATTGAAAATAAATAACAGAAATAATATTGTATTATTAGATATAGAAAAAGAAGAAATAAGTGATATACAAAAATTGAGAAATTTATTAGACTATTTTTCTGAGATAGATGATAGTAATATTCCTGAAATATTAATAAATAAAATGAATGAGCTTCTAGATAATTTTAGTTTTGATATAAAAGAAGATACTCCTTTATTAAAAGATTTAACCAATTATTTAAGTTCATCAAATAAAATGATGAGAGAAGAGATATTGAATTATATAAATGATCATAGTAAAATGAAACAAAGTTATAAACGTAAAATACAGCAATTTATAAATACATTTCACAAATTTAACAATTATCGAAGTGATATATCTAATGGTTATTATTCATTTATTGAAGATGAAAGTGTTTATAGAATATTTACATTTATAAAAAATATGATTTATGAAATGATAAAAGTATATCCAAACATTATTATTAATAAAGTAGATTATAAGAATATTAATGTACCTAACTATTGGAAATTATCAGAACGACATAAAAAGACATTTAAAAACATGATTCAAGATTATTATAAAATTCTCGCAAAATATCAAGAAGATGATTCTATGAAAGAATTATTCAATATTATTATACAAAAAGTAACAAATATATATTTATTATCTGAAAATTTAATTTGTTTTGCGTCACTTATTAAAGATAAAGATGTAATTTATTCTATTTTTAATAAAGAGAGTGTGACAAAATTATTTGAATATTGTTTTTTAAGTATTATAAGAGAACATATAATAGCAGTAAATGATGTTGTAGTAAAAACAGTAAAAAAATCTAAAGATATTTCACAAGTAGTAACAAGTTTAGAAGCACAAAGTGAATTAACAGGAGAACTTGTAGACGAATTAGAAATTATTTCAGGTGAAAAACTAGATTTAAATAGTAAGTTAACAGAATATTTGTGTGAAATAATGGGAATATTCATGTCAACAAAACAAAACATAAATTACAGCAATGAGGATATCAAAGATTTAGTAAATCGCGCAAAAGAAAAAGAAAAAGATAATATAACTCAAAAATTAAAAGATTTTACTGATGAAGAGAGAGAAATTGATACAGAGTTAAAGAAACATAAATTAGGAGATTGGGGTATTGGATTACAAAAAGGATTAACACAATATGTTGCTGATTTTTATGATAAAGAATTAGAAAATGCCGAAAATACCGAATTATTAATGAGGCAAGCAGATAATTTAGGATTATCTGATAGAATAGAAGATTTAGATTATGATAATAGAATTACAAGTGAAATTGAAAAAGAAGTGAATGACTTATCTTTATTAGCAGAAGATGAAGGACAAAATTATGAAGATGATGGTGATGAATTTTATTAAAAAATAAAATATATATATATTAATTAATGATTAGCAGAAAATTTATTAAAAAACATGTTACATCATTTGCAATATTGTTATTTTTAATAGTATATTTAACTCTTAATTATACTGAGCCATTTTTTTTATATACACGAGAAGGGTATCTTAGGCAATTTGGTTTAGGTTATAAAAATAAAACTATTATTCCTTTATGGTTAATAGCAATATTTATTGCTATACTTTCATATGTAAGTGTTTTATATTGGTTAACTATACCAAAAATACACTATTAAATATGTAATCAAAATACACTATAAAATATGTAATCAAAATACACTATAAAATATGTAATCAAAATATGATTAAATATTTTATTAAACAAAGTTCATATCTATTGAGTAATGCGATATACAGTATTATTTTTAGGAGTTTCTTCATTTTTAATTGCTTCTTCATAATTATCATGACGCTTTTGCATTTCTGACGCATTTATATCACATTTAGATGTAGCTATATAACTATTACTTATAGATGTTATAAGAGTACCAGTTAACAAATACCATACACCTTGTGATACTATATCTTTTAATTTTATAAATTTTTTAAGTTTTTGTTCATTATCATCAGTTATATTTCCATATAAGTTTCTCATAATTTTTATAAAAGATTCAAATGATTTTTGGTCTATCGTAGCTTCATTTATTAATAATGAAGGGTCGTTATATATAAAACCTAATATTTTTGATTCTTTATTATCTTTACCTGATTTTATCGCTATATCCTTCATAACATTTGAAATACCAGCCATATGTGCTACACCATAACCTATAGTATTAGAGAATGGTAATTTCCATCCAGGAAATATAATTAACATTATATTTAATAAACCAAAAATAATAATCCATGGTATAAATGTAACCATAAAAGCAAGATACCAATTAGTATTTCTACATTTCTTAGTAATAATATTTAAATTAATAAAATATTGTGATATTATAACAGCTAAATAATAAATTATTGAATACACCCTATCATCATTACCATCCATAGTGTATTTTAATATAAAATAAATTAATGTAATAATCAAAAATACAAATAGTGACAATGTACTATTAACTTGGGTTGCCATTATAAATATTAGGTATAATAATTTTTGATATAATACTATTAATTATTAATGGAGACATTAAAAGAAGCTTGTTTAGTAGAACCTGGTATGAAATACTTTATGGATGCTACGTTAAAACAATGTAAGGCAAATAAAAATAAATATTATACAAAACTATTTAATTTTATATGTTTGATAGTATTTTTATTTATTTTAGGAATATTTTTATTTATAAGATATAAGGGTAAAATAACACCTATACAAAAACAAAAAAAAATGGATCAACAAAGACATTATATACTATCAAAAATAAAACAATTTCAAAATATTAAAAGTCAACAGCGTCAAGAATTAATTACTAATTTACCTAAATGGGAATCAGATTTAAAAATATTAAATGATAAATTTTATAAGTAATAATATATTATGGATGATTTATCTGAAAAAACAAATTTAACGCAAGAGTATTCTCTCAGTGATAATATAAAAAAAGAGATAATATCACCTTTAGAGAGTAATACTTTATTGGATGAGTTTGAACCAATATATACTAATGAATATTTAAAATCTGTTAATGATTTTTATAAATTAAAAGGTAAATATGAAGGAATACTTAGAAGAAAAAAACAAAAAATTATTAATAATCCAACTTTATCAAAAAGTGATAGACGGAAAATGTGGGCAAATGAGAAAATAAAATGTATAAATTGTTCGAAGCCTGTAGGTACTTTTTTTTCAGTAAAAAATCGCAGATTGATTGCTCATTGTGGAGCACTAAATAATCCAAGTAGTAATTTTGAACCTTGTAAATTGAATATAGATATACAATTACCATCGGTAACTACTTTACAAGAAACAATAAACAATTTTAATAAATATAAAGAAGAAGATAAAGAAGCTATTATTCAAACCAAATTAAAATTATTATTTGGATTTTTATCAGAAAATGAAGCATTAAATTTATTTGAAAATCAACGAAAAGAATATAACGAAGATCAAGAAACATATAACGATTATTTGGAATTATTTGTTTCTATTCATAATAGTAAACAAAAAAGAGAGATGATACAAAATTTAATTACTAAAAAAGAAACTATAATTACTGAAATAAAAAATTTAATTAAATCTGGATCTATAGACAATATGATACCTATTATTCGTGATACTACTATTATGCAAGTTAACCAATTAGATGAATTGATCATAAGAATTCGTGAATTATCTTATGATTATTATGGAGTAGAAGAAAACGAAGATAATTTAAATCAACATAAATTAGTAATTCAACCTGTATCGATTCAACGTTCAGAAATAGTTATTGATAATGAAGCAAAAATAAATCATTTTGTTGTAAACAAATAAATATATCTATATCTATATCTAATATCTATATCTAATATCTAAAATATATCTAATATCTAATATCTAAAATATATCTAATATCTAATATCTAAAATATATCTAAAATTTATCTAATATATCTAAAATTTATCTAATATATCTAAAATATATATCTAATATATATTATGAAATTAGATAAATTTATATCAATACCAGTATTTTTAATTACTTTAGCTATAAGTTTATTCTTTGTTTATATATCTATGCCTAATAAAAAAACAATTTATGTATATCCAACGCCTGAAAACATAAATAGTTTTTTATGGCAAGATGGAACAGGAACATGTTTTGGTTGGGAAGCAACACAGGTAAATAAACCAAAAGATACTACAAAAATTAAAACAATACCCGTTCAAAACTAATTATGTATACATATATATATGTATATACAAAGATTACTTTATGGAAAGTATAGTAAAATTATTATCTCAATTATTTTAGGATTAGGATTAGCTACATTTTTTAGAAAAGCGTGTAATGGTAAAAATTGTTATAATTTTCTCGCACCAAATATGAAAACTGTTAAAAATAATATATATGAATATGATGGTAAATATTTTAAATTTGAACCTCATGCCAAAAAATGTGATAATTCAAAAAAAATTCTAAATTTTGCGTAAATCTTATTTCTTTAGGGTCTTTTAATATATAAATGGCTGGTGTTACCTCTATAGATTCTTTACCAACTGATCCATCTGTATCAGCTGCTTCAATTCAAAATGTTAGATTGGATATAAATGAGAAACCTCAGGTTTCTTTCTCTCAAGATACTAAACAAGATAATAATATACCTAATACATTAGAACAAGAAACGGTTAATAATTTGGTTGCTGGAATACAACAAGCTTCAGCCGCAGGAGTAACACAATTACCTTCAAGAGATATTCCCATGTCACAAAATAGTGTTCATATGGACACACAAGTTGATGCGAATTATATACCAGTTCAAGAAAATATAGATTATATTTCAAATCAACCACTTGAAGAAACATACAATGAACAAATGCGCAGAAATAATAATAAAAAAGATAATTTAGATGTAGTTTATAATGAATTACAAGTACCAATTTTGATTTCTCTCTTATTTTTTTTATTTAATTTACCTTATTTTAAAAAGTTGCTAGCTAATAATCTAAAATTTTTATTTAAAAAAGATGGTAATTATAATATTTATGGATTTGCTACTAGCAGTCTTTTATTTGGATTATTTTATTACATACTAAAATCAATATTAAATCATTTTAGTAGTTTTTAATAAATTTATATAATTATATATAGTATAATGAAATTTACACAATTTTTAATTTGTAATATTAATATTGCCATGGGATTTCAAAATCTAGCAAGACGTAATATATTTAATATGTTTGCTTTATCTGTAATAAAACCACCATTTTTATCTAAATGTAACGCTATCAATGATAAATATAGTTTAAATAACACATCTAATAATTATTTAAAACATATTGAATATAATAATGCTAATTTAGAACCTTCGCCTCCGTCAGGTTATATACAGGTAACCAATAATAATATATATTTTTACTCACCTATTAATATCGAAAGTTGTTTTAATTTGAAAACAATCCTATTAGGATTAGACAAAGAACTACAAGAGTTTAAACTTAGATATGAGATAGAACCACCCCCTATTAATTTACACATACAAAGTGGTGGAGGCGAATTAATGCCAACATTGTATATTATAGATTTAATAAAATCTTTGAAAACCCCACTTCATTCTTATGTAGATGGCTATGCGGCTAGTGCGGCAACATTAATATCAGTAGTTGCGGATAAAAGATATATGACAAACAATTCATTGATTTTAATACATCAATTATCAGGTGGACAAAATGGAAAAATGGCTGAAATGGAAGATGAAATGACTAATTTAAATACATTGATGAGTATAATTAGAAAAATATATTTAGAAAATACAGGTTTGAATGATATAGTACTTAATAATTTATTATTAAAAGATATTTGGCTTACAAGTGATGTATGTTTAAAATATAATATTGTAGATGAAATAATATGAAAATAATTAATCCCATAATAAAGCAATTTGCCTCATAATATTTCCTTTATAATCAACTGCTGTGGTATTTCCCGTAAATTTGCTTAGTTTTCTCTCATCCATTAGTAAATAATCAATCATTTTTGTTGTCATGTTATTTTTTTTTATAATTTCTCCACTATAAGAAGCTTTATCATATGTTTTGTCACCATAAAACGGATGACATTCTCTATTTTTTTCATTCATATTAGAATTATATGAAATAATATAATATGAATCAAATATTTTATTAGTATTTGTTAAATTATTACATACCCAATATTTAATTTGAACCTCTACATTTATACTTAGTGTTTCATCTGAATCCATATCTGTGAAATTAATTCTACAAGATTTTGGTTCCATAAAATAAACTATTTTTGTTTTGGAAGGTTTATATGCTACAATTTTACTAATAGGTATATTTGTTTGTGTCAAATTAGTAACTTCTGCCCAAGGAAATGCGCTAATAGGAGGTTCTTGTATAGGTAGCCATAAAGCAATGTCATTTTCTAGCAACCAGGGAGGTACTCCTTGAATAATTGAAGAATTGCTCTCTTTTGCCATAACACTCAAAGCCATTTTATTTATATAAAAGTTAAAAAATAAACTTTCAATTTTGTATGATTTTATTTTATTTTATTTTATTCCAAACATCTTTAATAGATTGTTGTAATTTTGTATAATGATTTTCATCTCCTAGGTTTTTTTCTTTTAATGTTAGATAAAGTAAATATAAACACGCCAATTCAAAGTGATTTGATAATTCATGATATGTTTTTTTATCTTTAAGCATGACATCTAATAAGTCTCGTGTGTTATAATATTCGACATTATAGGCTTTAAAAATACAGAATGCTACTTCATTAAAACTAATATTTTCATTTAACTTCATGAGATTATTTTCATATGTATTAATATCAAATATATAAGACATATATAGATATGTTATATATTTTTAATATATTTGAATATATATATTTTAAATCTTCAATGGTTTAAATAGGTATAATAATACTGATAAATATATAAATTTCACTTAGTTAAAAGTTAGAATTTATAGTTTTGAAAATTTCTATAGCTTTATTTACAGCATTATTAAAATATTCACGAATTGTAATTCTCATATCTCCTTCTATCTGCTGAGTAAAAGCGATTCTAATAATACTATCAGTATCATGAGGATGATCTTTTCTAAATCCAATAAATGATAGTGTTTTATCGCCTTCATAATGAAATGTGTATAATATATACTCTATGACTTTACCGATAGTATAATCTTCATTTTTTAATGTAATATCATAGCAATTTTGAATTGTAGAATTTGATTCTGATACAATAGTTGCGTCGTCTTCTAATGTAGCAAGTAATTTAATATTCATTGTATCACAAGCAATTTTAATTAACTCTTTATTTTCAAATACACCTACTGTTTCAACAATAAAATCGAACGAATTTGGAACTGTATATCGTAAAGCTTGAAGAAGATACCAATTTTTTTTTTCATATTCAATTTCATCAATTGATAGTCCTTTAATTTTATATTCATTTTCTTTTTCACTCCATAATGAAGCAGCCATATCTTTATCTATTGTAGCACCATAAGATGATTTAGAAACAACATTAAACATACCATTTTCTTTAGCTGTACCTAGTTGCATTGTAGCAGAGAATTTCACATGTTCGCCTTCTAAATTATCAGATAGTTTAGGTCTTAATCTACAAAAGTCTATATATTGCCCAGTCAATTTATTTTTAGGGAAAATCTTATCCCTTTCATTTTTAGAAATAGTTTGATTATTCATAGTATTAATAATTTGAAAATCTTCAGTTGTTACATATTCGATTGTATCTGAATTATTTTTCTTATCTACTACTACTAAATATTGTTCTAGAGGAATAGAATGATCTTTCAAATGAATTGGTATACAACTAAGTCTTTGTTTTAAGATTTCATTATTTAGTCTGCATGTATTTACAGAAATATTACATTTATTTTCACTATGAGGAAATGTTTTAAATATAATAGTTTTTATATCAGCTAATAATATTCGTCTAATAGCATTTACTATACTAACATTAGCATTAGTAATTTGAAATTGTAATGTATCATCATCTTCATATGTAATTCTAATATCAGGATTCATTGTATAATATTAGAATATTATTTTTAATACAATTATTCAATTTTATAAGTTAAAAATAATTTTAGTAAATATTTACAAGCTATAAATGACTAGCATATTATATTATAGCAATTATTGTGAAAATTGTAAAAATCTAATAGGAACTCTTACAAAAAGTAATGTGAAAGATAAAATACACTATATTTGTATAGATAAAAGAATAAAAGATACAAATGGATCTACATATATAATTTTAGAAAATAGTCAAAAAATACTTTTACCACCAACAGTTACAAAAGTGCCTGCTTTATTATTATTAACTCAAGGACATCACGTATTATTTGGACAGCAAATATATCAACATTTACAACCAACTGAAAATAGTTTTTCTAGTAAAATAGATAATACTCCAAATGAACCAACAGCTTTTGCTATAAGAGCGACTGGTGGAGTAGCTTCAGATACATTTAGTTTTTTAGATCAAGACGCTGATTCTATGACAGCAAAAGGAGATGGTGGATTACGACAAATGCATCAATACGCGTCATTAAACTTTGAAGATAAAATAAATACACCACCAGATAATTATGAACCAAATACGATTGGTAATGATGGAATGTCTATCGAACAAATTCAAGCACAACGAAATAAAGATGTACCAAAAAATCTAGCACCAATATAAAATTAAATATATAATTAAATATATAATTACATAATATATTTAAATACAATAATAATAATAGTAATATATGGAAGGAACAGAGACAATATCAAAATCTAATAATAAATCACTATATTTAAAAGTATTTAATAATCAATTTCAAGAACTATTAGATGATATTAATAGGATTATACCGAATAATGTAGATATTATTACAATGCAAAATGCGTTATCTAGTTTTAAAAAAACTAATCCAAAGTTAATTATTTCTATGTGGAATAATTATGTAGTTATTCCTTATGGAAATCAGATAAATTCTGGTAATTATGAATTTTTTATTGATAAAGACTATGGAAGCGATTTTAAAGGACATAAAAATGAGAAAGTTATTTTAGATGGAATAGACAGAATGCGTGAAGTGGTACGTGCTTTAGATGAGAATAATAAAAAGCATTCTTTAGATTATATTAAAAATTTATGTTCCTTATCAGATTTATATTTTACAAATTAAATATATTAGAAGTTATTTAATTTAAATATAAATTAAATTAATATAACAAATGTGTGATAAACAAGAAAATGAACCTAATTCTCGCCATGAATTTAAAAAAGTAATATCAGATTTAAAACGTGATATATTGACAACTTTTCCTGAGTTGGAAAATAATCTTCATGAAGATATCAAGAATACTGATAATATAAATAATTTATTTGAATATTGTAAAACAATATATCCAGAGAGATTTTTTGATATATTATATCAAAATAACGATATTTGGGATAATGAAGAAGTAAACACTTGTTTTTTACCAGAATTAGATTTTGCTATTTTAATGAAAGATAATGATGTTTCAGAAACAACAAAAGATACATTGTGGAAATATCTACAACTTATTTTGTTATCTATCACATCATCTTTAAATACAGGAGAATCTTTTGGTGATACTGCCAAGTTATTTGAAGCCATAAATGAAGACGAATTTAAAAGTAAATTAGAAGAAACCGTAGAAAAATTACATTCAATGTTTGATGATATAAAAAATAACGATGAAAGTAACGATGAAAGTAACGATGAAGGTAGTGATGAAAAAATAAATTTAGATGACTTACCTGATCCTGAAGAATTACATAGTCATATTACAGGAATGTTAGATGGTAAATTAGGTAGATTAGCAAGAGAAATAGCAGAAGATACAGCAGAAAGTTTAGGTGTTGACATGGATGGTGCGGAAAATGTAGGTGATGTATTCAAAAATTTATTTAAAAATCCAGGGAAGTTAATGAATTTAGTAAAAGACGTAGGAGGTAAATTAGATGAAAAGATAAAGACTGGAGAAATAAAAGAAAGTGAATTATTACAAGAAGCTACAGATATAATGGCAAAAATGAAAAATATGCCAGGGATGCAGGGTATGGATAATATTCAAGACTTATTGAAAAAGATGGGAATGCCTGGAAATAAAATGCCAAATTTCAATCAAGGATCATTTAAAAATAAAATGGATAAACAATTAAAACTTTTAAATATGAAAGAACGTCTAAAAAATAAATATACAGATAAAAAATGGACTGATGGTACAACTATGGATAAAACAAATCTAGATGAAGCAGAGAAATTAGCACAAGCAACTGCTGAACAATTACTTGCTGAAATAAATGAAGAAAAATGTGAAAAATCATCAGAGGGAAAGACTGATGGTAAAAAAAAGAAAAAGAAAAAAAGGAAAAAAGCTATAAAATAAATGATACTGGGTTAAGTATAATAATTTATATTATTTAGGTTATAAATTAATATAAATTAAAAAAATTAGTTATGTTGTATATATATAATGACAAATATTAATTTTTGGACAAATGATCCTACTATATTAATTAATAAAGAAAGTTTACTAGAATTGTGGCCTACAACAAATATGACTTCAACTCAAAAACTTAATGCTATATCTAGATTAATTATATTATTGACTATAATAGGATATTTTATTACTAGATCTTTAAGAATTATAGCAACTTGTTTTGTTACTTTAGGTGTAATAATATTTTTATATAATACAAAATATAATACAAAACCCAAGAAAGAAACTTTTAAAAATATATTAGATAATAAAATTTTGAAAAAACTATTCTATTCTAGTACACCTTCGAATCCTTTAGGTAATGTTAAATTACCTGAGATTCAATTCGATCCACATAGAAAATCAGCACCTCCGGCTTTTAATCCTGAAATAGAAAAACAAATTAATAAAAATACTAAAGAAATGGTACAAAAAGTTAGTTTCCCTGATGATCCAAATGTAAAAGATAAATTATTTCACGACTTAGCTGATAATTTTCTCTTTGAACGCAGTATGCAGAGATTTTATACCACTGCCAATACAAGTGTTGTTCCTGGTGATCAAGCGGCATTTGCTGAATATTTATATGGTGATATGCCGTCTTGTAAAGAAGGTGATGTGTTAGCTTGTGAAAAAAATGTATTACGTAATCCTGAAATTAATGTTTAGTAAAAAATAATTATATATAACAATATATATATTATGGCTGAAATTAGTAATTATAAATTTAATAATATGTCAAGTCTAGGAAGCGACAATACTAGTGTATCTCAAAGAAATATTCAAAATGTAGCACAAGCGAATTGGAGATTGACTAATTATATGTCAGATAATTGTACCATGGCTAATGGTATTAATTTTGCTTTATTGAATGGACCAGGTATAAATTACACTGGCTCCCATCAAGTTGGTATTGGTGGTTGTCAAATTGACACAAACTCCAAATTAACTATTGATAAACTGATACGTCCTGCTTGCCGTCTTAGTTTATATTCGAGACCTTTTGCTACTGTTCCTTATTTAGGAAGAGGTTCATCTAATCCAGTTTTAGAATCTCAATTACAGCAAGGTGATCAAAATATTAATAAAAAATCTGTTAATAATTTAACAGAAAAATCTTATATAGGATTAAATAATACACCTATGATTCCTTCATTGGCTGCCTCTATTACAAATCCTACACATTTAATCGAAGGCGATGCTGCCGATGGTTGGATTAGAGGAGGTTTACCTTCAAGAGATTTAACTAAAGACCAAGATTATTTTACTCAGCAATCATAAATATTAACCAAGATTATTTTACCCAGCAATCATAAATATTAATTTAATTTATATAAACACAAATTATTATTGATTATATAAATGTATAATTTCGATTATGAAATAACTTCATACGAAACAGATGATGAATATAGATCACATTTTCTTAAAATTTTTAATAGTGATGATATTATGAGTGATGATGTTAAAACAGTATTAGATGATATTTATAATTTAATTAAAGATGATAATGATTGGAATACTTTATTATCTTTATTAATAAAAAATTATTTTCCTATTATGGAAATGGATTTAGATATGGCTTTGCCTATAGCATTTTCATATACGTTTCTCGAACAAACACATAAATGTTTATATGAATTTAAAAAAAATAATACTACTAATTTAGTAAAAGAATTTATTCAAAATGTTAAATAAATAATATTTATTTACTTTATATGGCTTCAACTAGAAATATTAATACAATGGAAGATTACAATATTCAACAAAACGCATTTCGCAGAAATTATGATGAAGTGATGTATAAATATGGTTCAAATGGACCAGCATACAATCCAGCCATTCCATGTGGAGGATCGGCACCACCTAGTCTAATGTGGAGAAATACTTTATCGGAAAATCCTATCGATATAGAATCAGCTTTATTCGGTATAAATTCTACTAATTTAGTAAATCCACAACCACCTGTTAATCCTCAACTTAAATCACTACGTAGTGTACAATTCTTTGAAAGACCCGAGATTGTTATGCCCAAACCATTGGTTGTCCCTAGAAATCAACGCTCATTTCCTGTACCAGAATAAATAGGTGTTATTTTAATAGCTCGTGAAAATAATCGTTTTCGCTTTGATATATTGAAAGGTTTTTTTTTATTGTAGAAAATTAATTTATGTTTTTCTTTGACTTCTTTAATTTCATTTAATGTGATATCGTTTATATCACAATTTGCGATCTTCATCTTATATATATATATATAATATATATATATATATTTCAATTATATAAAATACTCAATTATAAAAGTACTCAATTATAAAAGTACTCAATTATAAAAGTACTCAATTATAAAATATTCAATAAACATAGTCTCCCATCACCACTGCCATCACAAAATGGGCATTTTTCCAATAAAGTGTGTTCACATCTCCAACATCCTTTTTCATTACATTTTACATATTCTATATATCCTTCTCCTTGACAATAAGCACATGGTATTGTATCTAATGCCATATGAGATAATTTATTTTTTTTCATTATTATAAGTCTTTTTTGTCTCTCAATATAATAATCGTCG